TCTAAATGAACTCCAGAGATACTCGGTTTCTGGCTCGATAGATAAGGGTATTCTTAGTTCTGTCGTGGATGTTCAAATTCAAGAATTAATTAAGTCAATCAAAGAGAAAGATTTCTCCTCTGCTCGTAAGTGGGTTACAAATAATATAGACAATGATCCTGTTCGTATCTATCGTAAGATATATGACAGCATGTATGACTATATTAAACCTCAATCTATTCCTCAGGTTGTTTTGATTCTGGCTAAGTATCAATATCAATCGGCATTTGTTGCAGACCAAGAAATCAATCTGGTGGCCTGCATTACAGAAATCATGGTAGACTGTGAGTTTGTATAATGCCAGATTTATTCAAGGAAATCGTTCCGTCTATCCTACAGACTAAAAAATGTGTGATAAATGACGATATAGACCAGAAGGATTATAATCCATTTCTGGTTAATCGTGCCTTGTCTAATCACTTGGATTGTGTCCTGTATGCGAATGAGATAAACCTTCATTCTCAGTTAGATAAAGATATGCAATACCAGTATCTTCTAAATACCATACGACCTATTAAACGGAAATTCCAACCGTGGAATAAGTCGCAAGTGGATAAGAATATTGATTGCGTAAAAGAATACTTTGGTTTTTCTAACGCTAAGGCTAAAGAGGCCTTGCGTATTCTATCTGATGAACAAATCGCTGATATAAAAACAAAAACAGATCGAGGCGGAGTGAAGAAATCATGATTGACATTAAAGATTTAGTAGAAGTTACTTTAAACGAACAGGACGACTTTTTAAAAGTTCGTGAAACACTGACCAGAATCGGTGTTGCATCCAAGAAAGACAGAACCCTATTCCAATCTTGTCACATACTCCATAAGAGAGGACAATATTACATTGTACACTTCAAGGAGTTATTTGCACTAGATGGTAAACCTACAGATATTACAGAGAATGACCTTTCTCGTAGGAATGCCATTATTAACCTGTTGCAAGATTGGGGTCTGGTAACTGTTGTTCGACCACAACAAACAGAAGTACCAACACCTATATTCCTTTCCCAAATTAAGATTATTTCCCACAAGGAAAAAGATGAATGGGAACTGGTACCAAAATATAACATTGGTAAAAAATTCCAAAAAACTTGACAGAAATATATAAATAAGATATATTCCTAGTCCCATCGGGATGGGAGGGCTCTTCTACCTTAGGAGCGTGATTAAATCGGGCACAACGATATGGTGTCACTGGAACCCGTAACCAGTATTTACCGTTACGCCTTCGGGGTAACAAAACTTAAACTCGCTTAATTCAAGGAGAATTATATGACAACTCTATTTCCACAACTACGCTCATTGGATCCGTTTGCAATTGGGTTTGACAAAGTATTCAAACAACTGCAAGAGGCATCATCCACCATGGCCAAAAACGCACCTAACTGGCCTCCATACAATATCAAACAAGTCTCTGATGACAAATATGTTATCGAGATGGCTGTTGCTGGCTTTGCCAAACAAGATATTGAAATCACTTTAAGTGGTAATGATCTCGTGATTAAAGGTGAATCTAAGGATGCCGAGGATGAAACTTTCCTCTGGAAAGGTATTGCTAACCGTGCTTTCCAACGTACCTTTACACTTAATGATAAGATTGAGATTAAAGATGCTGAGATTGCAAATGGTATGTTAAAGGTCTGGTTAGAAAACATATACCAAACACAAGAAACAATTAAAAAAATTGCTATCAAAGATAAGGAAACAAAATGAATTGGTGGCCTGTATCCGATGAGGAATGGGACCAGTTAAATTTTTCAAATTATCCTGAACGGTAATAATAAAAGAGGGGTCTTGACAACCCCTCTTTCTACATGTATAATGGTGACACTATGAAAAAAAATCAATCTATCGTTAAACAAGTTAGGTCTCGTTTAAACACGGATACCTATTATACTATGTCTGATTGGGATTCCAAGGACATTGATGGTGTACAATTTGTACCCGTTGTTAAACAATATCCAGAAAAGCATAAGAAACAACCAGTGTTCTATATGCGTAAGGATAATTTGGAGACCGTAAAATGATTTTGAATAAACTATCACAGGAAATGTTTGCAAGACGTACAACATTTAATCCTAAGAGTAAAGAACATCTTAAACAATACAAATATTTTGTTGAACATAACTCATGGGAAACCGTTTGCCCATTTTGGTTAGAATGGCCATATCTTTCTATACCAGATATGATTAAAGATAAAATGGTTAAGAGTATGTTGACTTTAGATTGATTATATGAGAAAAATATTTGTTAATGGTACGTTTGATATAATACATCGTGGTCATATAGAAATGTTAAACTTTGCTAGAAAGCAAGGTGATTGGTTGACAGTTGCTATTGATGGTGATGAGAGAGTTAAATCACTAAAAGGTCCAACAAGACCTATCAATTCTGTTGATGAGAGGTGGTTTCTTCTCATGAATTTAAAACCAGTAAATGAAGTATTCGTTTTTAATTCAGATGAAGAATTGATAAAATTAATATCAGAACATGATGCTATGGTTAAAGGAAGTGACTACATAGGTAAAGACATAGTAGGTCAAGAAGTATGTCGTGAAATTATATTCTTTAATCTGTTGAAAGGTTATTCGACAAGTGAAACAATTAAACGTATTATTACTAGGTGATGATTGTATAGATGTTTATGCTTATGGCCATGTGAATAGAATTAGTCCAGAAGCTCCAGTCCCCATCTTCGAATTATCCAACAAAGAATCTAAACCTGGTATGTCAGGTAACGTTTTTCAAAATCTACTTGCCTTAGAGTGTAATGTTACATGGATTAATGGACAATCTAAATCAACTAAAACACGATTCATTGATATTAGAACAGGCCAACAATTGTTGAGAATGGATGAAGATTTCATCAGTGAACCTATTGATTTACCAGAAGAATTATTTGAACAAAATTTTGATTGTGTAGTTATTTCTGACTACAATAAAGGTTCTATTACTAATGATACATTCGATAAACTATTAACGATATATCACGGTCCTATTTTTGTTGACACTAAAAAAACGGATCTAAGTCATTTAGATATGATTTATCCACCAAGTAAAATATACATTAAGATTAATGAATTAGAACATAGCAAGTTGCAATATAAAAATGCTAGAAATCTGATTGTTACTTTAGGTAAAGACGGTGCAAGATATAAAGATAAAATATATTCTACACCTAAAGTAAATGTATCTGATGTATGTGGTGCAGGTGATACACACTTATCTGCATTGGCCTATATGTTTTGTCAGACAGAAGATATTGAACAATCTATACTATGGGCTAATCGTGCAGCATCGATTACTGTACAACATTTAGGTGTATATGCACCAACACTGGAGGAAATAAATGCGACTTGATGGATTGGTTAAAAAAGGTTGGGGTCATGAGGAGATTTGGTGTACGAATGACAAATACTGTGGTAAGTTTATGCACTTCGACAAAGGTGCAAAATTCTCTATGCACTTTCATGCAGTCAAAGATGAAACATGGTATGTGTTGAAAGGTGAATTTGAAGTTCGTTGGATTGACACTAAAGATGCAAGTTATAAAACTAAAAAACTTGTAGAAGGAGATGTATGGCACAATGAACCACTTATGCCACATCAGTTAATTTGTTATGAAGAAGGAACAATAATAGAAGTATCTACACCAGATTCAGTTGAAGATAATTATCGTGTGATGCCTGGGGATTCTCAGAAATGAAAATATTATTGACTGGCCATAAAGGATTTATTGGAAGTAATATGCTTCCTTTTTTGGAAAGAGAACATGATGTGGATACTTTTGATTGGGTTGATGCTTATCCTAAAGTCAAGAAATACGATTGGGTAATTCATCTAGGTGCAATTAGTTCTACTACAGAAACTAATGTTGAAAAAATCATGTTGCAGAATTATGATTTTAGTGTTGACTTATATAAAGATTGTAGGCATCATCAGGTCAACTTCCAATTCGCTAGTTCTGCAAGTATATACGGATTAAAACAAAGTTTCAATGAAGATGACCCTGTTGATCCTAGAACTCCATATTCATGGAGTAAGTATATGTTTGAGAAGTATGTAATGGATCATAAACAAACTGCTACAGTGCAACTCTTTAGGTATTTTAATGTGTATGGCCCTAATGAAGAACATAAAGGTTCACAAGCATCGCCTTATTGCCAGTTTGAGAAACAAGCCAAAGAAACTGGTGTAATTAAAGTATTTGAAAATAGTGCAATGTATAAGAGGGATTTCATTCACGTTAGTCAGATAATTTCATTTCATAAAATGTTTATGCAAACGGATGTTAGTGGAATATTTAATTTAGGTAATGGTGCAACAAGAAGTTTTATGGATGTTGCAGATCAAGTTGCAACATTGTATGATGCAAAAATAGAAACAATTCCTATGCCTGAAAATTTAAAACATTCATATCAAAAATATACGTGTGCTGATATGAAGAAAACTTGGAAAGCTTTAGAGAGTCAAGAACTATGAAATATAAATTCATTAAGGCCTACATGGATGTGGCCAAAAGGTTCGCACAATTATCAACTGCAAAACGATTACAAGTTGGTGCCATTATTGTAAAAGATGATAGAATCATATCTATTGGTTACAATGGAATGCCATCTGGTTGGACTAATGACTGTGAAACTAAAGAGTTTATGCCAATAGATTCTGGTGGTTGGTTAATGCCAGATGAATTATGGAAAATGTATCCATATGAAGATGGTAATAGAAGATATAAATTAAAAACTAAACCAGAAGTGATACATGCAGAGGCCAATGCTATTGCTAAGTTGGCCAAAGGTATAGAATCAGGAGAAGGTGCAGTGATGTTTCTCACTCATGCACCATGTTTAGATTGTGCAAAACAAATCTACACCGCTGGAATTAAAACGGTTTATTATGGTGAATCATATAAGAGTCGTAGTGGTTTAGAATTCTTAAAAGACTGTAATGTGGAAGTGATACAATCATGAAATATTGGGGACAATCTGCAATCGTTAATGTAAAGGCTTGTGAGATAAATCGAGCCAGAGATCCTGTTTATATCAGAGATTTTGTTAAACAGTTGGTCAAAGAAATTGATATGATACCGCACGGAGAACCACAAGTTGTTCACTTTGCGGATAATACAGAAAAGGCAGGATGGACAGTCATACAATTAATTACCACCTCCAGTATCGTTGGTCATTTTCTTGACATAAATGGAGACCTTTATCTGGACGTTTTTTCTTGCAAATCGTTTGAACCTGCAACTGTAAGAAAAGTAATTGACGATTTCTTTTCTCCGGAGAATATCGATATTAGGATGGTGTTTAGGGACGCTGGATAATATAAATAATGGGACTAACGAGGAGTAACCATGAAGTTACGTATTCTCAACTGTCCCGACAAAAATCTAAAACCGTACATAATGGATGCGGTAGATTTTTATTCAAAATCTCTAATACCAAATACTCGAATCCGAAACAATTGCTTGACAACGATTAAGTTTCATGATACAATGGATGCACTAGGTTATGCTCAAACTGTTGGGTATAATTCAAAGAAACAGGCCAGAGAGTTTCTAATCGGATTACATCCACATATAGGTGCCAGAGAAATATTTGCAACCTTGGCACATGAGATGGTACACATAAAACAGTATGTTTATAATGAAACCGATGAAGAATTATCTCGATGGAAAGGCAAGAAGATTAATTCGAATTTGATTGATTATTGGTCACATCCTTGGGAACTAGATGCTTACGGCATAGAACCCGGTCTACTATATAATTTTGTGACAAAAAATGCATTATGGGAAGTGTTCAAAGATTTTAGAAACCCTGCTTTACCCATCAAAAAGAAAACCATTAAGTGGAAATATTAATTAGTATTTGAGGAATATATTATGAATTGGTTCAGACGTCCTGGTGTCATACACCTAGATTGTTTTACCTCTAACTCAGAAGCTTACACTTTTAATAAAATAAATCACACTAGATATTTTATTCCTGAATGGTGGAAAAACTTATCTAAGTATGATGAAACACAAGTTCATCCTTATGGTTCGATGAAATCCTGTTATGGACTTATTGACCTATTTCGTAAAGGTGTAGTGTTACCTTTATGGACTGATTTAGTTTTATATTTGGGTGAAATAGGATCAAATGAATTTATGTGGCAGTATGCAGACAGTAAAAGTAATGCTGAAATTCATACAGCAGGCCAACGTGGTACTTATTTACCCGAAACACATTTTCAACATCTGAAATTAGAAAGTCCTTGGTTATTTGAATGTAAAGAAGATTTGCATTGGATGACACAAGGAATTACGTGGTGTTTTGATGATCCTTCATTAATAATTCCACAAGGTATGTTAAATTTTAAATATCAAATTGGAACAAATTTCAACTTCTTCTTGAAACGAAAAGAAGAAAAACAGAAATTCATAATGGAAGCTGGTCAGCCATTATTACAATTCATACCAATGAGTGAGAAAAAAATTGTACTACATCATCATTTGGTTGATGACCGTGAAATGTATGTTAGAAGTGGTAAAAAAAGGATATCTAAATTTAGAAATAGTTATGTTGTAAGTAAAAAAACTTTAGAAAAACAATCTAAATGTCCATTCGGTTTCAAATAAATTGTCAAATAAGTAACAAAAAAAGTGTTGTTTTTTTACAACAAACCGCTTGACAAAGAGCTAAATGTCCTATATAATGTTCTCTTTGTTGGGGATTGGTGAAGTGGTATCACACCGGATTTTGATTCCGAGGTTATAAGTTCGATTCTTATATCCCCTGCCATGCACCGTTCGTCTATCGGTTAGGACATTGCCCTTTCACGGCAGTAAGAGGAGTTCGATTCTCCTACGGTGTACCAGATTTTGGTCTCATAGTATAATGGTTAGTATAGCGGCTTGTCACGCCGTTGATAGGAGTTCAATTCTCCTTGAGACCGCCAAACATGGAGATATGGCTGAGAGGTTTAAGGCAGCGGTTTGCTAAACCGTCGTATTGGTTAAACAGTACCGTTGGTTCGAATCCAACTATCTCCGCCATTTTAGGGTAACGAGTAGCATTGGTGACTACACCTGACTGTAAATCAGGCGCTTCGGCATACGGGGTTCGATTCCCTGGTTACCCACCAAGCCGTTCCGCTTTGTTAGCGGATACTGTGACCCGCAGGATGAGAAGTGAGGTGACTCTCACGGGTGGTACACTTTAAACCGAAAGTGCGCTGGCAATGCGAGAACGGGACCCGTCGGGGAGAGGGTGGAGGCCGTGCGTGATGACGAGTTCCAAAAAGCGAGTCTGATGCGGTATAATTACCTCCGGGGTCCGTCAGAGCATTTTATTTTGCCCCTTTAGTTAAATGATATAACAGTTGCCTTGTAAGCATCAATCGTTGGTTTGATTCCATCAAGGGGCACCAAACAAAGCGGGGTTAGTTTAATGGTAAAACGAAAGCCTTCCAAGCTCTAGTTGTCAGTTCGATTCTGACACTCCGCTCCAAGTTTTACTGGCGTTCGTATAACGGATAATACATAGAGCTTCTACCTCTAGAATATGGGTTCGATTCCTGTGCGCCGGACCAAGTTTATGCGGAAAGGTATTAACCGCACGTGAGTACCCCTCATGTGTCTTGGTGAGAATCCAAGTTTCCGCTCCAATTTAAGGAATAGTATGTTAAGTTATATAACTACCTTTGTTGCAGTATTTGTTGTAGATATTTTCTATACATACTATTTAAAATCCATAACAGAGAATAAGGCTATCAAATCTGGCCTTTGGGGTGCTGTAATATGGTTGATTGGTAGTATTGCTGTGATTGAATATACTGCCGACCATTGGTTATTAATACCTGCTTGTTTAGGTGCATTTTGTGGCACATATGTTGGAATAAAAATTAGAAATAAGGTTGATGTAACAATATGAGTGACGGTGGAAAAGGTAGTGTGCCAAGGCCTTACAGTGTAGATAAAAAAACATTTGAGGACAATTGGGATAAAATATTTAAGGGGAGTAAAATGAGTGAACAAAAATCAACACCTTGTGGTTGTGGCCGTAGTCCTACCGGACAATGTATTGGTTGGCATTCCCTAACTAATGAAGAATATAAGGTCAAATTACAAGAACAACAATTGACCGAAAGTAAACAACTATTAAAAGAATAAGATATTTCGGTGTGGCGTAATGGCAGCGCAGCGGTCTCCAAAACCGTTAGTGGGGGTTCGATTCCCTCCACCGGAGCCAGATTATCTCACATAAATAGTCATGTAAAGTTTTTATAGGAACTAACATGGAAAAAATAAAACTAAAAATCGTATCATATGATTCAGTAAATCATTCTTTGCAAGTATCTTTTGCATCAGATGAAACACAATCAATTGACCCTGCAAGTTATCCACCAGTAGCAATTCAGGTTGATAATCATTGGTCGGACATTACAGATATTGAAGAATTAAAGAAAAAAATTGCCATTGCTGGAATACCCGTTATTCAACAACAGGTGGCCAGAGAATCTTTGGCCGCAAATAAGTCTAGACAAGACTTCCTAAAAGGTCTAGTTGGCTCAACCTTTGAATATGATGCAGCAGATATAATTGTTCCTGAAATCATAAATACCGAAGCAATGAGTCCAGAAGATCATCCAGTTATCGAGGTATAAAATGGAAACAAAATTACACGGTGCTTTTGAATTAACTTGTGCTGAAGTCAAAGTACCAGCCGGTGAAATTATTTACTCACCTCCTTATGAAAATAACATCTTATATGTGGGGTCAAATTTTGATTACATTACATTACAATCAAACGGCGGTAAAGTAATACTTAAAAATATTGAAACTGGAGAAGAACTTGTACGCTTCATTGGTGATACAACTAATCTAGATACTCCATTGAATAAAGGTGAATATCAAGTTATTTTTGAAGATGAATTTGATTATTTCTGTTTTGCACCATCTTTAAATGTAGACTATTTACCTTTGCGTGAAAAGTTAACATACTTTAAATTACTATCTGGACAATCTACTGAAGTTGAACAAGGTAAAAAATTATTTTTGGCCTTTGGTTCTTTAGACATTGGAGGAAAAACTTATTCTGGTACAAACAGAATTAAATTTTCATCTGGAAATAAAACGGTTACAGCACTGGAAGATTCTTATGGATTCTTTATCAACATATAATGATTTTGTAGTCAAATTAAATATTTCTACTATTGATATGGATGTTGATAGGAAAACTAGGTCTATAGAAAAACACGTTAAATTAAAAAATAGAAAAGAATACGGTGTTGTTCGTGATTATGTTTCTAGCGTTAACACAAATAAAATTTTAGAATTACTTCCAGAAAATATAAAAAGATATTGTAGTGGTGTTACAAAAACATCCATACTTTCACTTCCTCCACATATCCATACTAGAGAACGATGTGTTATTAATTTCTACCATAAAACAAATGGAGAAAAAACAATATTTTATGACGGTGAGTATGAAATAGTAACCGATTCCGCAGAAGATTCTGGAAAAGGTTATTATATGGTGAATGAAGATAAACTTAAAGAAGTTATTTCTTATACCGCATCAAGTGGTGAAGTTTACCTTTTGAATACTAGGAAAGCACATTCTGTAATTGATACTAATAGTTTAGATGAAACTAGGACAATCATTCAGGTATTTTTAGATATACCTTTTTCAGAAGCTTATAAGTTATTAACTAATTCTTAGATTTAATTCCAAATATATTACCAATTGTAGGCCATACTATTGGTCTAAAATCTGAAGGTGGTGACTGGTATAATTCAATTGGTGTAAATGAATTATTTGCTTGCCGGTAGTTTAGATTTAGTGTAGGATACTTAATCATGTTTTATTTATGGAGATATTATGATTAAACCATTAGGTAACAAAGTTGTAGTTGAACGTGAAGCAACAAAAGAGAATACAACCGAGTCTGGTATTATTCTCAAGTCATCACAAGAACCAGATAAGGCCGTTATTGTTGCACTTGGACCTGAAGTTGATGAAGTTGCAGTTGGTGAGAGAGTGTTGTTAAACTGGAACAAAGCCACCAAGTTTGAAGGTGAAATGTATGTAGTGCCAGTTACAGAAATCATTTTCGTTTACGAATAATCTATAGCGGAGTAGCGCAGCGGTAGAGCGACGGACTCATAATCCGTAGGTCGGTGGTTCGATTCCATCCTCCGCAACCAAATTAAATTCTCTTGTTTACACAGGCCGAAAGATATGCTTCGTTTCTTGCTGTATCAGGAGAATTCATTTTCACAACATATTGTCCCTCATCATATAGTGAATTCTGATGTATAATACCATTTACATCAACATACATTTCACCAACCAAAGAGAACAATGCGTTGTTACAATCCAATAAACCAAAACTGTAAATCTTATCTATCTTAATATCGGTGTCTTTAATATCTCTTGGTTTATCAAAAGATACTAGTGTGTATATTAATAATAAATCTGAATATGTTTCAAATCCACCGTTGTTAATATAGAATGAATAATCATTTTCATGCTTAAGAAATACCCAATCATTTGGTGCATACTTGACTATAGGTGGAGTTTTTGTAATGTCAATCTCAACTTGAAATTCTTTTGAATAAGAATTCAATGACAGTGTGGCCATAATAATAAGAAGTAGTTTTTTCATTTTTATCCTAAGTTAATTTTCACAATCAACCCATCTCAAGTTACTCCAAGTTTTATATCCGGGTGATCCTTTTGGTATAAAACAAGTTCCTAATTCTGGATATTGTGATATTCTATCTTGCCAAACCAAATACATACAACCACCGTAGAATATGACAAGTGATAATACTAAAGCAGCCCAGTGTGCTTCTTCCCATAGTTCACGAATCTTTGCTTTACGTCTTGCTGCTCTTAATCTGGCTTCTTGTATTTCTTCTTGGCGACGAGCTTCAGCTGCTTCTTGTTGTTTGATTCTTAATTGATTAAGGCGTTCTCTTTCTTTTTCAAACTTTGTCCAGATTGCACCTAAACCAGGAGATTCATAGATCAACATTTCACGCAACTCTTTTTCCGCCGTTTCGAGTTGCATCTGTAACATAACATTGTTTAGTGCTTGAGAGTTTAGATCACCTGCATTTTCTGGATCTTCACTTTGTTCTTTTGCTTTTCTTGCTGATTCTTGTACTACTGACTTTGCATCTAAAAATCTACCAATGTATCCAGTAACCTCGGTCGTAATTTGCGATACGTCAGCCGAGGTCGCCTTGCACTCTTTGTAAAAATCTACTCCTTTGCGGATCAAACCCAAAGCAGTTTGAGCGGCCGCAAATGCTGATAATGGATCCATTTATATGTGTTAGTATGTTATACATTATGATGTCCATAACAAAGATTATTATTAGATAAACAAATATAAAGTCTGCATCATTATGTCCTTATAGACTTTTTCATATCTTCTGCCAAGTTTTCTATATACTTGTCTGAATCCTTTAGTAAAGGACTCCAGAAACCGTATGTCAAAGTATTTAAGGCCTTAGAGTAATGTAACCAACCATTTCTCTTTAGGTCAACAAATTCACACAAGAAAGTCTTGTGTCTTTCTACCACATCAGTAATTGTAATGGGTGATTGTTGGAGATTAGGTGCCCAATACATATTTTGTCCGTTTTTAGTTGTTTACCTATTTATACCAGATAAACTGTTGATTTATCTAAAATTTCGTGTTATAATAACGAACATTTATCTAAGGAGAAAGTATGAAAAATATTCAAATTTTGAAGCTGGTAAATAATGAAGAAATCATGGCGGAGGTTGAATCCGATGATACCGACTTTATACTTACCAACCCTGTAGGTGTGGCAATCGTTAGAGGTCAAGATGGTAGACCTAACATCGGTTTTGCACCATGGCCACTCCATGCTCCACAAGGAGAAAAGGACACCACATATCCTATTGCCAAAAAACACGTTTTGTATTATTATACTCCTGCTGAGGACTTTATCAATAATTACAACCAGATATTCGGTGCAGGTATAGTTGTTCCTCCAACAAAACAAATCATAACGGGTTAATTTTGAGTTCCAATTTCTATACAAACGTACAAAGTTTTGGCGGTAAGATTCTCTTTCGTGGAGTAATCGATGGTAAACGGGTCAAACATAAAGTTGATTATGGACCTACACTTTACATACCGACAAATAAAGATACAAAATTTAGAACGTTATCTGGTTCTAATTTGGCTCCCAAAAAATTTGAGGACATCAAACAGGCTAGAGAATTTTTAAAGCAATTTGAGGATGTGTCTGGTGCACCTAAAATCTATGGTCAAAATAGATTCGAGTATGCCTTTATTGCTGAACAATATAATGGCATGGTTGATTATGACCAAGACCAAATCTCTGTTGCGTTTATAGATATTGAAGTTGGTTCTGAGAATGGTTTCCCAGACCCATATAAAGCAGAAGAACCAATCACTGCCATTTGTATTGAATATCTAAATGGCAAAACTTGGCTGTTTGCTTGTGGTGATTATGATAAAGAAAAAGACAAAGAGAATGACACATCAAATGTTACTTACATTAAGTGCAAAGATGAGTATTCTCTTTGTAAACAATTCTTAGAATTATGGAAGTCTGAATGTCCAGATGTAGTAACTGGCTGGAATACGAAGTTCTTTGATATTCCATATCTTGTAAATCGTTTCACTAAAATACTTGGTGAACAACCAACGAAGGCCTTATCGCCTTGGAACTTTATTACTGAACGTAAAGTAAATGTTAATCACCGTCAAATGATTGATTACACTTTAGTTGGTGTATCATCACTTGATTATATTGAGTTATACAAATGGTATGCACCTGGTGGTAAATCACAGGAGTCCTATCGCCTAGATAATATTGCACAGATTGAATTGGGTGAAGGTAAACTATCTTATGATGAGTATGATAATCTACATGCACTCTATCGTTTAGATCACCAAAAGTTTATTGAATACAACATCAAAGACGTTAGACTTGTTTTGAAGTTGGAAGATAAACTTAAATTGGTCGAGATGGCCTTAACTCTCGGTTATGATACGAAGTGTAATTACGAAGATGTATTTGCACAAACTCGTATGTGGGACTCTTTGACTTATGCATATCTGTATGAGAAGAATATCATTGTTCCACCACGTAGTCATCAAAGTAAAGATTCGGCCTTTGAAGGTGCATATGTAAAAGAAGTACAAAAAGGCCTACATGATTGGGTTGCATCATTTGACTTGAACAGTCTATATCCACATCTTATCATGCAATACAATATCTCACCAGAGACATTGGTTGAACCAGAAGATTACACGGATGAAATGCGTAGTATTATTTCTCGTGTTTCAGTAGATAACTTATTAAAGAAACAGATAGACACTTCAAGTTTGGTTGACGTTACGATTACACCAAACGGACAATTTTTTAGAACAGATGTTCGTGGTTTCTTACCAAGTATGATGGAAGAAATGTATGAAGATCGTAAGAAGTTTAAGAAATTAATGTTGACCGCACAACAAGAATATGAAAATGAAAAAGATGAATCCAAAAAATACGACATCGAAAAAAGAATCTCCAGATACAACAACTTACAGTTGGCGAAGAAAGTTTCTCTTAACAGCGCTTACGGTGCTCTTGGTTCTCAATATTTTAGATTCTACGACCTCAGAATGGCGTTGGGTGTTACTACTGCTGGCCAGTTGTCTATCCGTTGGATTGAACAAAAACTAAATGACTATTTAAATAAATTATTAAAGACAGAAGATGATTACGTTATCGCCTCAGACACAGATTCGATTTATCTCAAACTTGGTCCACTTGTTAATAAAGTGTATGGTCAAGACGGCAAGTTATCAATCTCTGGACCCAAAGTTATTGAATTCATGGACCGTGTCTGTGAAGATAAAATACAACCGTATATTGATGAAAGTTATCAGGAGCTTGCTACGTATGTCCACGCATACGAACAAAAAATGCAAATGAAACGTGAAGGACTTTCAGATAAAGGTATCTGGACTGCCAAGAAGCGTTACATATTGAATGTGTATAATAATGAAGGCGTACAGTATGCTGAACCTAAGATGAAAGTCATGGGTTTAGAAATGGTCAAATCATCCACACCATCAATCATACGTGAGAAGATGAAACAAGCCATCAAGATTATGGTGAGTGGCACTCAAGATGATTTACACGCCTTTATTGAAAACTTTAGAAAAGAATTTAATAAGTTGCCAGTTGAGGAGATTTCTTTTCCTCGTGGTTGTAATGGATTGGCCACTTATTATGATGCAGCAACATTATATAAGAAAGGCACACCGATTCATGTAAAGGGTGCAATATTGTATAATCATTTCTTGAAACAAATGGATTTAACAAAGAAGTATCCATTAATTCAAGAAGGTGAAAAACTTAAATTCACCTATCTGAAATTACCAAATCATTTTAAAGATATGGTCATTTCTTTTCCAAGTAGATTACCTGTTGAGTTTAATTTGCAGAACTACATTGATTATGATACCCAATTCGACAAGACATTTGTTGAACCAATCAAAGTTGTTTTAGATTGTATGGGTTGGACTACAGAGAAAAACTTTTCCTTAGAGGACTTCTTTTAAAATGGTTTACTTAACATTTCTAGCAGCATTATTACTTTCTGGTATTGCTGCATACTATTCCGTTGTAGGTCTGGCATCAATATTCGTTGGTGCATTTTGGCCTGTTGTATTCATGGGTTCTAGTTTAGAATTTGCCAAAGTGATTACAACATCTTGGCTATATAGAAACTGGAGTAAGATACCACTATTACTCAAAACTTATTTGACTATTGCTGTGGTTATTTTGATGCTCATTACTTCAATGGGCATTTTTGGTTATCTATCAAAGTCACATTTAGAACAATCTACAATGATTGGTCCTGTTGCCGATAAGGTGGCAATGTATGATGATAGAATTAAAATATTGAAGGAGAATATTGATGCAAATAAGTTGGCTCTTAAACAGCTTGATGCGGCAGTGGATCAGGTCATGGCACGAACGGAGGACGAGAAGGGAGCTGAAAGATCGGTCCAAATACGCAAAGCTCAGCAGAAAGAACGTAACCGCCTTTATGAGGAAAATCAGACAGCACAAAAGGAGATCACGGATCTTACCGAAAAGAAAGCACCTTTTGCGAACGAATTACGTAAGGCTGAATCGGATTTTGGGCCGATCAAGTATGTAGCCGAATTAATATATGGTAGTTCTGATCGGGATATTATTGATAAGGCCGTTCGATTGGTAATCATTTTAATTATGCTTGTGTTTGACCCATTGGCTGTGTTATTATTGATAGCAGGTAACATGACAATGAAAGAGAATGAGGAAGAAGAAAAGAAAAAGGATCCACTTGTCGTGTTTAAGGAAAGAGTAAACGATAGATTGAATATACTTAAAACGGCAAAGAAAGAAAGTGAAGATTGGAATCCAACACAAGTTGTGGTTGATACCGAAAATATTGCCAAAGTAGAAGAAGATGTGCAAATGGAAAAGGTAGTAACACACCATTCACCCGGTGTGTATTCAGAAGAACATGTACCAGTTAAGAAGATTGAACCTAAGTACGATTACGATGATGCTTTTGCATTTCGTGAAAAAGAATCAGCACCATATGAAATACCAACATTGAGGGATAAAAAATGAGCATACTTGACAAAATTAAAAAGAATAGTTCTATTAAAGAATCGGCTATCTTATCGAAGTCGAAATTCTTTACTGATAAGGATATGATCCCAACATCTATTCCTATCATTAATGTGGCCTTATCTGGCCGGTTGGACGGTGGTTTAACTCCTGGTCTTACGATGTGGGCAGGTCCATCAAAACATTTTAAGACTGCCTTTTCACTTTTAATGGCGAAATCATATCTTGACAAATATCCTGAAGCAGCATTATTATTCTATGACTCAGAGTTTGGTACTCCACAGTCCTACTTTGATTCCTTTGGCATCGACACAGATCGTGTCCTTCATACTCCTCTTACTGATATTGAACAATTAAAGTTTGATGTAATGCAACAGTTAAACAACTTAGATAGAAATGATAAGTTGATTATTGTTATCGATTCTATTGGTAACTTGGCATCGAAGAAAGAAGTTGATGATGCATTAGAAGGTAAATCAGTGGCCGATATGTCACGTGCCAAACAAGTTAAATCATTGTTCAGAATGGTAACACCACATCTAACAATGAAAGATGTTCCTATGATTGTTGTTAATCATACTTACAAAGAGATTGGTATGTTCCCTAAAGACATCGTTGGTGGTGGTACAGGTTCATATTACTCAGCAGATAATATCTTTATTCTTGGTCGTCAGCAAGAAAAAGAAGGTACAGAAGTTGTTGGTTATAATTTTATTATTAATGTAGAAAAGAGTCGTTATGTTAAAGAAAAATCTAAGATACCTGTTTCTGTATCTTTCGATGGTGGTATTAGTAAGTGGTCTGGTCTCCTTGATATTGCACTCGAAAGTGGTCACGTAACGAAACCAAGTAATGGTTGGTATTCTAAACGTGATGAAGATGGTGTATATGAAGATAAGAAGTATCGTATCAAAGAAACTGATACAAAAGAGTTTTGGTTACCAATACTAAAACAAAAATCATTTCAGCAGTATATTGTAAACAAATATCAAATTGCTTCTGGTAGTATTATTCAAGATGATGTGGCCGAAACGTTTGATGTAGAAACTATGAATGGAACTTAAAATGACAGAAGGAATAGATTATTGCTTTATCTACCCTAAAGAAGATGCACAAACTGTCCACATCAAACTACTTGATGGTCCTTATAAAGATACCGTATTCAAATATGGTAAAGTAAAGTTTGAGGAAAAAGATGAACAGATGCATTTACTTTTTGCATTTGATGTGTTAGAATCCGACATCAAAGCAAAGAAGTTGGAAAAAGATGTGGATTTTAAAAACTATATTGGCAATATGTTGGTCGAACTAATGTCATCTAACATTGAACAGGAAATAATTGATGAGGCTGGAACAGACGATATTAAAGAACCTGATTTATAATGAAGAATACCTCAGGAAGGTTTTACCTTTCCTGAAGTCTGAATATTTTTCAGACAGAATAGAAAGAACTCTTTTCAATGAAATATCATCATTCATATCTACGTACAACAGTACACCAACGATTGAAGCTGTTGTACTTGCCGTGCAAGAAAAGAAAAATCTTTCATCTGACGAAGTTACGCAATGTCAAACATATCTACAAGAAATTGAAAAAACTTCAAAGGATGAAACCAAAATCGCTTGGCTCATCGACAAATCCGAGGCATTTTGTCAAGAGAAAGCTGTTTATAATGCTGTCTTGGCCGCTATTTCTATTCTCGATGGAAAGGATAAAACACAAGACAAAGGATCGATTCCCCAGATATTGGCTGACTCACTGGCTGTAGGATTCGATACAAACATTGGCCATGATTACCTAGAAAACTCCGATGCACGATATGAATTCTACCACAGAAAAGAAGAAAGAATCCCTTTCGACCTACAATTTCTTAATAAGATCACAAAAGGTGGGTTACCTAAGAAAACACTTAATGTCGCCTTGGCTGGTACTGGTGTTGGTAAGTCTCTTTTTATGTGTCATGTTGCCGCTGGTTGTATGTCACAAGGTTATAACGTACTGTACATTACTATGGAAATGGCTGAAGAAAAGATTGCGGAACGAATAGATGCAAATCTTTTGAATACAGCACTTGATGATTTGGTTAATTTACCAAAAGACATTTATGATAAAAGAGTTGAACGTGTAAAGAGTAAGACAACAGGGAAACTTATTATTAAAGAATATCCAACGGCCAGTGCATCGGTCATCCACTTTAGGACACTATTAAATGAACTTAATCTCAAACGTAGTTTTTTACCTAATATCATCTTTATTGATTATCTTAACATCTGCTGTTCTTCTCGTATTAAACCTGGGGCTTCTATTAATTCCTACACCTACGTTAAGGCAATCGCTGAGGAGCTGCGTGGACTTGCAGTTGAATTCAATGTCCCAGTTGTTACAGCAACACAGACCACACGAAGTGGATTCACAAGTAGTGATCCAGGACTCGAAGATACAAGTGAATCATTCGGACTCCCAGCTACCGCTGATTTGATGTTTGCTCTTATTTCTTCTGAACAATTGGAAGAAATGAATCAGATTATGGTGAAGCAGTTGAAGAATCGATATAATGATCCAACTACCGATAAGAGATTCACTCTAGGTATTGATCGATCAAAAATGAAACTATATGATGTTGAACAATCAGGCCAAAATGGCATTGCTGATTCTGGTCAAGATGACAAGCCACTAAATTCATTTGGTGAACGTGAACGACTATCTAGTTTTCCTAAGAAATCATTTAATGGATTTAAAGTATGATGTTGACTAAAGAAGATGCAATGGTTTGTGCCAAGGCATTTCATGATTATTTCAGTAACTTTGATCGTATCGATGAATACATGAGAGATCAAAAGTTAAACTCATTATCAGAAATACCACAAGGTTTATTTCCAGTTGAAGATGATTTGTTTTCTGATTTCACCATGCATCCAAATGATATGGATTTAGAAGTGGTAGAAATACCATCTGAATCTTGGGAATCAATGTTGAGTATTACATCATCACATATTAACATTGCACCAGTTGGCCGTAACATCAAAGTGGCAGTGAGAGAGAAGAATACAGGAAAGTACGTAGGATTCATTCGATTAGGTTCACCTGTAATCAACTGTAAACCTCGTAATGAAATGCTTGGACAGGTCTTTACACAGACTCCTGAAGGTGCCAAACGATTCAATAACTCTGCAATGATGGGTTTTGTTATTGTACCTAGTCAACCATTTGGTTATAATTACCTTGGTGGTAAACTTCTTGCTGCAATATGTGCCTCACATGAAATGCGTGAGATTGTAAACAAGAAATACAATATGAATCTTTGCCTCTTTGAAACTACTAGTTTATATGGCAGTACCAAAACAACTTCACAGTATGATGGTATGAAACCATATATTCGTTACAAAGGCCTAACTGAATCTGATTTCTTACCAATGATGCATGGTAAACCATATTCTGACCTAAGAGATTTTGTACAATCTAAAGTTGGTGAACTGGTTGATAAAGATGTATCAAGTAAGAAACTTAAAATCAGTATGAAGATTATTGCCTTGACTAAGGCCGCACTGAAAGGTACTCCAGAAGGTGTTGCATTTCAAACAACTATCGATAATGCAAAAAACTTAACAGAGCAAAAAAGGTATTATATCTCTGATTATGGTTTCAAAAACATGGTCGATTATGTCAACGGAAAGACCGATGTGTTGTTAAAAGGCGACAACTATGGTAAACATGATTTTAAGAACATTGTTGCGTGGTGGAAAAACAAGGCCACTACTAGATTCCAGACGCTTCAATCTGAAGGTCGTTTAAGAACAGAATTAGAGGTCTGGACAAGCGGTAAACCTATTGACATTATCCGGTAATCGTGTAAAATAAATACTCCACCAATCAATGAGGAGTATTTAAATGCCTGCAATTCCAAAGACAGTCAAAGCTGCACCGACCATGGGTTCTGGTGCTGGTTCTGAGGTGACTGCACTAGGTGAAAGTTTACAAGCATATGCGTGTGCCACAAGACAACATCTAGGTAAAGATTTAACCGATGTATCTCAGATAACCGATAAGACAATAAAAGATGCGGACTGTGATCGGTCATTATCTGCTTGTATGAGAGGCCTTGATGAAGGTTGGTTTCATAGTGTTATTGTAACTGCTAATGCCATCTTTCATGATGTTCCAGATAACAAATCAAACAAGTTTACATTCTATCGTGGTGGTAAATTAGTTGGGCAGATTTATTCTGAGTTTGCTAAATTCAGAAAAGATAGTGGAATTGTTGGTGATGATAAGTGGAATCCAGCAGACATCTGGATGGTAAAAAAAGGTTTTAACTTTAAAGGTGGATTTAAAACTTTAGCTGAGTATAATGATTACATCTATAATGAATTTGCCAAAACTAATTTGATTGGCATTTCATTGAAGAAGGTACCAAAAGGTGATGCACACTCACAGATATACAATAATGGAAAACCACCTTTGGCCGATTTTACTGGGTTTAAATTAGGTAAAAATATGTTTGATTCAAAAGACATATACATTCAATTTAAATCAAATGGTAAAGATGGTGAGATTCAATTGAGAAATTTCTCCAGTCGTCCAGTACCTAGTTCTTGGCAAGGTGAGATTAAAGGTAAGACTGCTGCTGGTGGTAAAATCGGTGGTGGTATTGTAATGAGTGCAGCAATAAAGTGTGGAGTTCAACAGAGTAAATTAACCACACCTCAACAGTTTGCACCTGAAATTCTAAAACCAACTGAGGAAACATTTAAAAAGTTTGCAACGATGTTTAAAGAACTATCTGGTTCTTCTGAGAAAATAGAATCTTTAATTACACAAGCAAAAGCAGCTCAACGCAAAGATAAGACCTGGTGGATGTCTAAGTATATTGGTGTAGATTATTGTTATACAATTAAAAAACAAAAGAAAGAAGATGCTGTAACTAAATGGTTATATGGTTATGGTTCTTCTGCCACAGAAAATAGTAGTATTTTTATTAAGTATAGTTAAAATGACACTAGACGATATTCAAGATTCAATCTTTTTAGGAGATAAGGCAATAGAAAAGGCCTTAAACCTAGTTAATGATTGGGCAACAAAACATAATAAAGTTAGAGTAAAAGAAATGGCAAGACTTGCTTCTCTGAAAAGACTTTCTATACCTGTTGCCTTTTCTAATCAAATTGCAACCACACAAAGATATAAAGATTATATAAAAACGGCATTACATGTTGGTAGTAATGTAATAGTAACAGCGGTAAGAGTTATCGATAATGCCGAACAAGATTCAAATAGAAGAATACTTGCCGCAAAAGAAGCAGATACAAGAAGAAATAGGCAATTTGAAAAGAATACTGTAACAAAATTCTTTAAAGGTAACTATTTGTACTTGACATCTTTAATAGAATTGTATATAATGTTTAATGATATTAAGAAAGAGATAAATGCCACTCACTGATTTTGACAAACTATTCAAAGAATACCAAAATGTCGAAGATGATTTTGGTTTCTCTGCCGTATCTGAAGAAGAATATAATTCTATAATCAACAAGACAGCCGAAACTGCTGACGATTATAAGACAAGGTTAGATGAAGTTGAAAAACTAATTATACCTTTCTTGCAGAAACTACACTCTACGGGAGACAAAGAATACATATACTGGCCAAACCGTAAGCCAGTTATTGAGAAGCAGATAGAAAGAATAATAAAACTAACAAGAGGTTAAATGTTCAAAAGTGAAAAGGACTTAAAATGATTGTTGCATTTCGTAATTATTTTCGTAATAAGATGGTGAATTTGACTGCATTAAGTGTGAAACATTTTATACCAGATGCTGAGTTTCATTGTTTTACTTTCTACAAACATAATCCAGTGGCTGAGTATGCCAACCAAGAACCTTTATATGATTGGATAAAAAACACCAATCATCAAACAAAGTGGACTGCTAGTAGAACAGACGTACATGATAGTCCACACATTCATGGAACTTCAGGTGCAGGACATCCACACAATGGAATGTTTTTTGCCGAGAGTTTCAATCTGATACACGATACCTTTAAAGATGTTGACGATATAGTTTTATGTTTATGTGAAGATCATTTCTTTACCACTGGTGCAACACTAAAAGAAGTTGTCAATGAAGATTATGGCCTTTGCATTGGTCCTGTTGCTGTCAGTGCCGAGGTTGCCGTATATCCTGGTCAAGATCGTGAAGCAAATGCTTGCATCATGGCATTCAGACCAAAAAGAATTGCAAATCATTTCCCATTACCAGAAGGTCCAGACCCAATTGAAATTTTGTTGAGAAAGTATCTTGTTGAACCTGTGTTGAATGAAGGAACACAACACATACATAGATTGACAACAAGAAATTGGACAGACTATTGTGGTGATGGACTTTACACAAATAGTTCTGATGTGATTAGAGAGGAAATGGTTAAAGCGGGTATATTATGATTCATGTTATTGTACAGGCCGGTGGCCGTGGTAGTAGGTTGAGACACTTCACATGGAACAAACCAAAGTGTTTAGTTTCAGTCAAAGGTAAACCAATATTATATCATTTGTTTGATAAATTTACCAATGCACATTTTCATATCATTGGTGATTATGGTTATGAACAGTTAGATGCTTATCTAAACACTAATGATCCAGGTGTTGAATACACACTCTATAAAGCACAAGGCAAAGGTACCTCATCAGGTATTTCTGAAGTCTTAGAAAACATTCCAGAAAATGCACAAGTCATTTTAATGTGGAGTGATTTGTTGTTGACCAAACCACTTGATATACCCGAATTAGTACCTTACAGTTGGCCTGTTCAATTACCACAGAATATGTTACCGATTGTTTATATCACATCTGCATTTACTTGTAGATGGTCGGTTAATGATAACTTCAGATTACAAAATAAACCCTCAAATAAAACAGGTGTTCCTGGTATATTTCACTTCTATAAGAACTCACATTTTCCAATACCTCCAGACAATGCAGAATTTGTTAAGTGGTTCTGTAATAATGTCACACAATATGATACACTGCAATTCAATGACATGGAAGAACTTGGTGACTTTGATACAATTGAATTACAAAACGATCAAGCAGGGTTTAGTAGGTTCTTCAATGAAGTTGTTATTGGTGATGAGGTTGTAACTAAAAAGGCCATCGATCCTAATTACGAACATCTAATTGACAAAGAACAAGAGTGGTATAAGACTGCTAAGAACTTAGGTTTCAGACGTATACCTGAAGTGTTATCTACAACACCATACACATTACAAAAGATTAATGGCAGACACGCATATCAAATGGATGATCTATCTGATCGTGAGCGTCGTGCTGTCATGTGTGATTACATCGATTCATTAAGTGCATTGCATGACAAAGGAACAAAGCCTTCTGTTGTACATGAAACATCAGATGTTTATCTTTATAAAACAATCAATAGAGTTGAAAGTGTTAGTAAATTAATTCCTAATTATGATAAAGATTCTATTACTGTAAATGGTAGAAAATGTAAAAACATTTTGTTAGATAAAGATTTACTGGCATCTATTGTACACGAACATTTGATACCTAAAACATTCCATCCAATTCATGGTGATCCAACTTTCAGTAATACACTGGTTGACAATAATCTAAGAACATGGTATATTGACCCTCGTGGATACTTTTCAACACCTGGTATCTATGGTGATAAGATGTATGATTTTGCAAAGTTGTATTATTCTGCGGTAGGTGGTTATGATGCCTTCAATCGTAGAAAATTTAAATTGCACGTTGATGATGAAACAGTTGAAATATTAATGGAGAAACCAAAGTTCACCGAATGTGCCGAATTAATCTTCAATGATTACTTTGGTGCAGACAAAGGCAAGATTGAGGTGATACATGGACTCATTTGGTTGGCACTAAGTGGTTATGTGAAAGATGATATAGACAGTATTATCGGTTCATTCTACTATGGCCTATATTGGTTAGAAGAAGGAATTAAAAAACTATGAATTTAAGTGAACTTGGTCATACTTGGTTTATTGATCTGGATGGAACTGTACTAGAACATAACGGATACAAAACAGGAATTGAAAAACTATTACCTGGTGTTAAAGAATTCTGGGCAAAGATACCTGAAGGTGATTGTGTTGTACTTGTCACGGGTCGTCCATCTGAATACGACAAATCAACAATTAAATTTCTACAAGAAAACGAAATAACATTTGACCATATAATGTTTAATATGCCATTGGGTGAACGTATTGTTATTAATGATAGCAAACCTAGTGGATTACAAACAGCTATAGCAATTAATTTGGAAAGAAATAAAGGACTAGGAGATATATTATGAGTGCTGTTGTTATATTACCTACAACAGGTGAACCTGAAGTACGTACTGCAATCGAAAGTGTTTTAAATCAAACATATCCCACCAAGTTATATTTGGTATGTGATGGTGAACAATTCAAAGGCAAAGTCAAAACTATTGCAGATGAATACTTGGGAAATCCTAACTTTAGAGTTTGTTATTTACCAGACAACGTAGGTGCAAATGGTTTTTATGGCCATCGTGTCTATGCAGCTTTCTCACATCTGGTCAATGAAGAATATGTTTTATTCTTAGACCAAGATTGTTGGTTTGATAAAGAACACGTTGGTGAATGTGTGGTCAAAATCAAACAGAAGAATCTTGATTGGTCTTATTCACTAAGAAAAATTGTAGATAAAGATGGTAACTATATCTGCAACGATGATTGTGAAAGTCTAGGTCAATGGTTGGCATGGACAAAAGTAAATCATATCGATACAAATTCTTACTGCATACGTAGAGAAGTTTTGATTCGATTGGCTTCTGTATGGCATGGTGGTTGGGGTCAAGATAGAGTATTCTTACAAACCATATCTACACACTTTAAGAAGTGGGAATGTACAAAACTTTATACAGTAAACTATAGATTAGATGGTAATCCAGGTTCTGTGACTAAAGAATTTTTTGATGAAGGTAACAAAAAGATGATGGAACAATATGAAGGGAAATTGCCATGGAAAGAAATCTAATTATAGGTGCAGCAACTGGTTACAATTACAATCAACTAAAACCTTGGGTAGAATCAATTGATAAAGTTTGTGATGTATATACAGATAGAGTATTAATTGTTGGTAACATATCACAAGAAACAAGACAAAAACTGGTAGCAAAAGACTTCCTCTTAATTGATATGCCACAAATTCCAAACGTACCTATTCATGTAGGTCGTTTCTTGGCTATCTATAATTATCTTAAAGATACGTGGCAAGATTATAAATTTGTTGTTACCACTGATGTGAAAGATGTTTACTTTCAACGTGATCCATTTACATGGTTAGGAGAAAATTTAACTCAACTTAAACTAGTTGCTGGTTCAGAAAGTATGAAGTATGAAGATGAACCATGGGGCAATGAAAACTTGATGCAGGCCTATGGTCCGTATGTACATGAACAATTTAAAAAGAATGAGATATACAACGTAGGAACCATCGGTGGTTACACAGAGTATGTTAAAGACTTGATGTTCAACATATTCTTTAATTCAATCAATAGGCCTATTCCTATCGTTGACCAAGCAGTATATAATGTTCTATTGAATACTCAACCATATAAAGACATCACGATGTTTGCCGATCAATCTGATGCTTGGGCATGTCAAGCTGGTACTACTGCTGACCCATCAAAAATGGAACAATTCAGGCCACATCTATTGGATGCTGAACCCATTTTCAAAGACGGTTTAGTATTAACAGGTCGAGATAGTTACAATTATAAAAAAGAAACACCTTTTGTTATTGTACATCAATATGATCGTGTACCAGAATGGAAGAAAAATGTTATGGAAAAATATGAACAAGAAGATGAATCGCAATTTTTTACATATAAGGTGGGTGCATGAAAACATTAGTTGAAATTATTGAAGAAAAAGGCCTTGATAATAGAACAAATCACACAAATGGCACCGACAAAGAAGTACATAAGTATTGCAGTACATTCTATGATAAAGAATTTGCAAAGTACCAAGATAAAGATATTAGATTGTTAGAGATTGGTATATTCCGTGGTGGTAGTCTTATTCTTTGGAGAGAATACTTCAGCAAGGCCAAAATTGTTGGTGTAGATGTCATTGACTTTGGTTCATTATATAATACCAAAGATTTAAATGATGTTATGGTGTATATACAAAATGCACTCAGTGAAAACTTTGCAAACTTCTTAGGTAAATTTGATATTATTATTGATGATGGTGAACACACAAAAGAAAGTCAGATGGAGTGTTTACGATTATATGCAAACAAATTAAATTCTGGTGGTGTGTTGGTGATTGAAGATATTCAAGACTATGCATCAACCGAAGATTTCAAAACTTTAGTACCAGAAGATTGCACTTATGAAATTGTTGACACCAGAGAGATTGCTGGTTTCCCTGATAATATCATGTTCATTGTGAGAAAAAATTGACCTCCCTTTCATTCTTCAGTACAGTATATAATAATAAAAGAGCAACAGAATTCTCCTTACAGACTATTAGGCAATTCTATCCTGATTCTTATTATATGTTGATTGGTGATGGTGGTGTTGACCACACCGATTTGGCCAAGAAATATAATTGTGATTTTTTATATTGCAATGATAACTTAGGTTATCCCGTTCAACCATACGGATACAGAAAAGAGAAAGTTCTGGAGTGGTTGAAAAGGTTCTATATTGCTTGCCTCAAATGTAACTCGACACATATTATGATGGTTGAAGATGATGTGGTACTAATTGATAAAGTTACATTGCAAGATGATTGGGAAATTGCAGGACATGATATTGTAGATGGTAATCTTATACCAGAACCACTAATCAATTTCTGCGAACAGTTTTGTGGCACACTACCAAAGACACGTTCTTATGGTAGTGGTGGTGGTAGTATATTTAAAGTGGAAACTGTGTTACAAAATTTTGGTAAAGTTTATCATTTCTTTGAAAATAATCTAGACAATATACAGGATAACCTGTATCCTACGTTAGGTTGGCTGGACTGCTTTACTACATATTTCTTCTTTTTATCTGGTAAACCATATACTGGCAATAAAAAAATGTACAACATCTTTCCTGTATCTAAGACATTTGATTTAGATACATTGAAAGGTCAATATGAAATCGTCCATGGATATAAAAACTATTATGATTGATAACTTTAAACAATTAAGACCTGGTCACTGGCATCAAGTTGAACGAACTGGACCTGGTCCAACGTACTCTATTGAGTATAGTAATTACTATAACAGAATACCATCTGATGCAATGTCGAGGATTCGTTGGAATGTAGTGAAGAATCATGTCAGAGAATTTAATTCTGTTTGTGACTTTGGTTATGGTAACGGTGCATTTATAAATTACTGCCGTGACATGAGATGTAAGACATATGCATATGATGTATCAGATTACCCTGCACCAAAAGGCGTTCAACGTATCAACGATATTAATGAAGTTGAAGTTGATGTAATAACATTCTTTGATTCAATTGAACATATTGAAGATGAAGATTTGGTTACATTCTTAAAAGGCCTAAGAACAAAGAATGTGGTTATATCTGTGCCTTGGTTCCATGAGTTTCTAGGACCAGAATGGTTTAGTAAATGGAAGCATAAGAAAGACAACGAACACTTCCATTACTTTGACATGCATGGTTTAGTTGGCTTACTAACTGAAGCAAATTATGAAATACTACACGTTGGTAATGAAGAAGATGAAATTAGAAAACCAGTTGATATGTGGCCTAACATCTTAACTATAGTGGCGAAAAAGAAATGAATGACATTACAATTGTAACGGCCTTCTTTGATATAGGTCGTGGTGAATGGACACCTGATAAAGGTTTGCCACATTATCTACAAAGAACTAATGACACCTACTTTGAACGATTTAGTCACATGGCTAAACTTGAAAATGAAATGGTTGTCTATACTGCACCTGAGTTTGAAAGTAGAGTTAAAGAATTACGTGGTGACAGAAAAACGGAAATAGTTGTAATTGATTTCAAGTATAATTATGATGAATTAAGAAAACGTATTTCTCAAGTACAACAGAATCCAGAATATCAATCAAAGATCAGTGAGAATCAAAGATCAAATCCAGAATACTGGAATCCTGATTATGTTTTGGTCAATTCATTAAAATCTACCTTTGCAATGCAGGCCATCGAGAATGGTTTTGCAACTAATGAATTGGTTGCATGGATGGATTTCGGTTATTGTAGAACTGCTGATGCATTAAACGGTAAGACTAGGTGGCAATATAATTTTGATAAGTACAAGATTCATCTATTCAATCTACGTGAATACGATGGTCGACCACTAATCAATATCATTGCTAACAATATTGTGTATATGACTGGACCATGTATTGTATCAGGTAGAACAGGTTGGAATAATCTTTATTCAATGATGAATCATAACCTGAACAACTTGTTAAAGAGTGGTTTGATTGATGATGACCAAACATTACTATTGATGTCATATCTTTCTTTACCTGAAGTGTTTGAATTGCATCCTGTAAAAGAAGATGATTGGTTTGTAGCGTTTAAGGATTATAATGAGAGTATATCTTAATTCAACTGGTAACTTAGGTGATTTCCTAAATGCATTACCTGTAATCTCAGGCCTTGTTAAGAGTTATGGTAAATTAGATTTTATCATTCGAAAAGAATTAAAGAAATTCAAAGGCATTAAAGAATTCTTAATGTATCAAGAGTTATTCTCTGATGTTAATTTTGATGATGAGATTTTCTTATACAATAACAATGTTGTTGTACTGAGTTCATGGACCAGAGAAGATAGGAATAGCGTTATTAGGCCTATTGAAACCTGTCGTTATGAGAATTTTCTAAAAGATACTTACAATTTTAAATTTGAAGTAGATGATGATTTTGAAATTAAATTTCCAAAGTTAGATTTACCTATCGATGATAAGTCTTATGCTGGTGATCGTTGGAACGTTGGTGATATTGATTCACGCAGAGCAACTGGTGTACTATCACACATGAATGACAAATTTAATTTCCTTGATTACAATAATGATCTATTGACTAATTGTTATTACATCAAAGAATCTACAAAACCATTTATCACCAATCTAACTGGTGTATCTGTATTGGCCGACCTATTAAATAAAGAACAGTTTATTATATGGAAAGCAGAAGATTGGAATCCTGAATTTAGAAACGGTGAGAATATTAATTGGGATAATGGTAAAGACATCAACTCAATTTTCAAAAAACACTTCTACGCAAATAGAAAATCTAAACTAATACACGCAAAAGATTTCGAATGATATTAAACATTAAACCTGGTACTTTTGGTGGTCCAGCTCGTGTTGGTGATATTGTTGGTATATGTAATATCATTCAATATCTAAGGAATAATCATCCTGAGTTGAAATTCTTTATGCAACCAGGAACTATCAATGAAGCACCACACTGCCAACAATTCTTCTCTTACATGAAAGAGAATACAAACTATTTTGCTGAGAATGTTGGTATGCAAGAATTAACGTGGAATAGAGTTAATGTGTGGGACTTTAGAGCAATCTGTGGTGATTTAGTTTCTATACCAAACGAAGAAAAAGTTACAAATAAAGTTGTAATGTTTCCACTCTTTGATGCACCGTATAACACATATCGTAATTGGCCTAAAGAAGTTTTCTTTGAAAAGATAGAAAAATACTTTGTCAATTATCCTGAATGGGAAAGAGTGATCTGTATTACTGATGAGAAAATGTTACCACCAGGTGACTATAGTAATTACACGATAAGTACAAATTTCTTAGATAACTTACAGCACATCAAAACTTGTAGAAGGTTTATTGGTGGTGATACTGGCACATCTCACTTTGCATGGTCTTTAGTTGGTGGTCCAGAAAGTTTACGTTATGTTATGTCAAACAGAGGACTGATGCATACAATGCCATTTCATATGTTAGGTGGCAAAGGTAAATTAGAATCATACTGGTTGGATTTCGAAGGTACGAGATGGAACTAACATTCAAACATCGTGGTAAAATGGGAGATGTGATACTATCATTACCTTTTATCAAACAAATGGGTGGTGCGAAAATACTATACCTAGAAGATTTCCCAGAATATTTCTTCAACAAAGAAGCCCACAACTTTCTGATACCTTTATTAAAAGCACAAGACTTTATTGGTGAAATAAGAACCTGGTCTGGTGAAGAAGTGGATTATGATCTGGATAAATTTAGATCAATAATGAATGTTAGATACCATGGAACATTGGCTGGAAGTTATTTTGAGTTTTTTGAGAAACCAAACGATGTTGACTTTCACAATAAGCCATGGATAGAGATCCCAGATATGCGACTGGCCATGCCATTTGATGGCATAACGTTGGTGTCTAGAACTATATATTTACATGACCGTGAACAGAAGAATCAGTTTTATGTAGATTTATTGGCAGATCAAAATGTTAAACCTGTATTTGTCGGAACCATGGAGGAACACAGTATTTTTATGGGTCTGTATGGTCAAATACCCTATTATCCATTAAATAATGCCTTGGAACTTGCACTAATATTGAAACATTCTGGACATCTGGTTGCAAACCAAAGTCTAATATATGCTGTTGCGGAAGCACTAAAAATTAAGGTTCACCTAGAAAAACGAAACGATGCAGCCAAAGGGGACTGTATGTTTGAACGGGAAAATCTACACTACATATAAGTTGTATAAATAAAACAGGGCAACCAAAGTGTGTTGCAATTCTGAAGGAAAACAATGTTATCTTTTAAAAAGTTTCTCGTAGAAGAAGCCGAGGGAGAAAAACTCAAGCATATCGTTCATGCCGAGGACAGACCATTACAACATGGTTCTGAGGGGTTTAAACACGCAGTAAATGCTTTGAATCAGGCACATGAACACATAAAAAGTGGTGGCCACAGTAGTGCGTTGACCATGAAATATGATGGTTCTCCTGCTGTTGTTTTCGGACACCATCCAGAAACAGGTAAGTTCTTTGTGGCAAGTAAGTCGGCCTTTAACAAAGATCCAAAAATTAACTATACACATAAAGATATAATGAAGAACCATGGCCATGCACCTGGTCTGGTGGAAAAACTACATTCAGCACTTAATCACCTACGTAAGATTTCACCTAAGTCTGGTGTGTATCAGGGTGATCTAATGTATTCTGAAGGCGATAAAAAAGAGAAAAAAGGTGGCAAAGTTTCCTTTACTCCTAACACAATTAGCTATACTGCAAAAGGTGATATGGGAGAAAAGATTAAGAATTCTAAAATGGGTATAATTGTACATACTCAATATCATGGTAAAGACATCCATACCATGTCAGCTGATCCGCATCCTGATTTACATAATTTCTCTCATCATCCAGATGTGTGGCATCAATCTGCAAATCATGATACAAAACAAATTCATTATCCTGAAGAAGCACAACAAGAATATAAAGAACACATTCATGCTGCACAACAAATACATGATGCTAACAGAGGCACAATGTATAAAGCAACAGAAATGCATCGTGGTTCAGGTGGCCATTTAGAACAATACATTAATCATACAGTAAGAACAGGAGAAGAACCTCATGCAGAAGGTTTTAAATCATTCTTACAAAATAAACATGATAAAGACCTTGCTTCAAAAGTTAAAAAATTAAAAACACCAGCTGGTGTATCAAGAGCCCAATCACTCTCTGGTGCAAGTTTAAAACAACACCATAATCATATTGATGCAAATACACAACACTATGATAACCTTTTAAGTATGCATAACCATTTACAAAAGGCAAAAAATGTGTTAGTATCTCACCTAGAACAACATGAAGGTGGGCTTGAACATCATATAGGTAATAAGAGAAGCAAACCCGAAGGATTTGTTGTCAATCATGCTGGTGAACCAACTAAATTGGTTAATCGTGCTGAATTTGCAAGAGCTAATCTTTTAAAGGTGAGAAAATGAACTTTTTAAAATTTAAATCTTTTTGTGAACAACTTGATGAACAGATGGGTCGTGGATTCATCAAAGGTGTTGGTATGGATGCACCTAGACATGAAAGACAGTATATCACACCACATATTGGTTCAAAAGAATATACTCACACATTAGGTAAAGAACACGAAGGAGTTCCAGCTGGTTCTAAGTTACGTTTACATAAATCTGAGTATCTAGATGGTAAACTTCATGTTCATGCCACAGATGAAAACACTAAACAGAAACATTGGATACCTGTTTCAAAGATTCATAAGCCAGGTGAATTGAAACAGAATAAAGGTTTTGATTACGAACAAAAATTTGTTGAACGATTAAAGAAACATGGATTGATGGAAGGTGATGCTGCCGGTTTCTCATCTGGTAATGATTTCAATTTAATCAATAAGAAAAATAAGACCAAGCATAAAGGTCAAGTACATAATGAATCTGCATTACAAGGTGAAACAAAATTAGGTAAAACGGCAGCATTCGGCCAACTCACCATTGCATACGATAAGAAAAAAGGTGGATGGCACGTACCTGAAGAAAATAGGAAGAATCGTCCAGGTTATGCAAAACACATTCAAGCAAAAGGTATCATTGAACACATGAACAAGCACCACAAACCAAGAGGTCTAGTACCTGGTGGTCCTAAAGCTAAGATTGTTCAATTCGACCACGATGATTTAGAACCAGCAAACTCATACTTAAAAGATCATCATGTTGATGTTGTTCAAGTTGGTAAACATGGAACATATAGAGTTGGTGCAAAAGATAAAACTGGCCATGGCCTACCTAAGATGACAGGCCAAGGGCAATGGAGAGTTCGTCAAAAAACAGATGATCCAATGAAACGTACCATACAATTTATGGTTAAACACGCAGATAAAAGTCATGTTGATTTAGATGATGATGAACATTTATCTGCAATGGCTAAAACATTAGGCCATAAACCATTAGTTTTTAGAAAGTCAGAAGATCAATGAAAAGATTCCTAGAGTTAGTAGAGGAAAAAGAAAAGACAAGTAAGCCTGTCGTGATGGCCTTTGGTCGAATGAATCCACCAACAACTGGTCATCTAAAACTTGTTGACAAGGTAAAGTCTGAGGCAGAGAAACGTGGTGCTAAACACGTTGTAATGATTTCTCATTCACAAGATAGTAAGAAGAATCCATTATCATCTGCACAAAAAATTAAACATCTAAAGAGATATGCTCCAGGTGTTAATTTCAAGGCTTCATCTAAAACTCATCCAACAATCTTTCATGCTGCTGAGCAGTTACATAAAGCAGGACATGACCACTTAGTTGTTGTTGCTGGTTCAGATCGTGTAAAAGAATATCATGATAAGTTACATCAATATAATGGTAAGCCAAATAAAGATGGCCATGTACCTTATCACTTCAAAAAGATTGAAGTAGTTTCTGCTGGTCACCGTGATCCTGATGCTGAAGGTGCTGAAGGTATGTCTGGTACTAAAATGCGTGAACACGCTAAGAACAATGATTTCAGTTCATTTAGACAAGGTGTACCTAGTCATGTGCCAGATCATCATGCAAAAGAATTAATGCGTGATGTACGTAAAGGTATGGGTCTAAACGAATCTGTTAATCGTGGTATGTTTAAAGCAGTATTTGTTACTGGTGGACCTGGTTCTGGTAAAGATGTTGTCTTACGTGAGGCCATTGCTGAAGCAAAGGCAGTAGAACTCAATTCAGTACAAGCACTGGATTACTTGAATGATAAACAAAGATTATCTGAGAAATCAAACGACTATCGTAGAGAAGCCTTGCGTAACCGTTCACCTCTAATCATTAATGGTCCTGCTGATACTGAAGAAAAGATACTTCACATCAAGGAAGAACTAGAAGAATTGGGTTATGAAACCTTGATGGTATTTGTAGATACCACAAATGAGGCTAGCAAAGATCGAAATGCAAAACTGACAAAGATGATTATCGAATCAGTCAGACAAGACAAGTGGCAACAAGCACAAAAGAACAAGGAAGTATATTCAAATCTGTTTGAGAACTTTATCCACTTTGATAATAGTGCATCTTTGGAAGATATTGAGGAATCAATAACCGACACCTATCAAACGATAAATACCTTTATTGAAACTAAAACAACGAATGATATTGCATATTCTTGGTTAGAAAACCATAATATGTTAAATATAAATGAGTCAATTAAATCTTTGTTCAAGGAAACACAAAATGTTAAGCAAACTCCTAAGTTTATTCAAAAGTTCAACGAAAAGCGACAAGCATCCGTTGGAGTTTACAGAAAGAACAGCTCAGGTGAAAGAGCCGATAGTCCAGCAGACATCAAGCCAGACAACCGAGCAGGAGACCCAAGTGCCGGAGACATCAAGTGGGATGGAAATAAAAAGCGAGGCGGTTACACCTTCAGATCGTACACAGAAGCCAAAAGCCCAACGATCACGGTCAGGCCAGAGCCAAAAGAGTCCAACTTCCAACAAGACAAAGACAAAATAAAGAGAAAGAAATTTGGCGATAAATCGATAAGTGCATCTAAACTCGGAAGACCACCAGGCATTGGACCTGAGTATGATACCCGAGCAGGTGGACAGGGTGCCGCAGCAGGCGCCGGCTTAGGAAATCAAACATACAGTGAAGATACGGTTACACCGACAGCAAGTAATGCTGATGTGTCAAATTTTGCAGGACTAACGAAAGGTCCGCAACCGAATCCACTAGCAGAAAAGAAACCTTTTAGTAAGTTTAGAAAAGTAAAAGAAGCCATTGATGACCCCGGTGTCGGTGATTCTGGACTAGGTGGCGTATTAGGTGGTGCCAGTAATAAAGAAGGTATGGATTCATATAAAGATGTGAATCGCAACATACAAAACGATTACGGTCTCAAAATTAAAAAGAAGAAAATTAAAGGAGCAAAATAATGTTCTACAACAAATTAAAAACCGATCCAGTAGCCGAAGCAGTCAAGAAAATTCTTGAAGGCACTGAAAAGAAACGCATGATAAACGATGGTGACCTTGATGAAACAGGTTTCCATAAGGCCGCTCATGCTGCTAAGAAAGCAAACCAGTCACACTTTGAGTTTCAAGGTAAAAAGTATCCTGTTACTGCAAAGTCACATAAAGAAGCTATCGAGATGGAAGAAGGCTTCGATGATATGGAAAAATACCTAAAAGATAAAAACAAACCACAACCAAGTGGTGGTGCTGGTAAGAAACAAGGTTCAAAGTATGGTGGTGGTAAACAGAAAGATGAACCAGCAAAAGATATGAAAGAAGATGCTGATTGTGTTACAGCTCCTCAAGCAAAGAAGATTGCTAAGAAAGAAGTTGGCCATCACAATGTAACTATGCACAAAGGCCAAAAGTCTACTGTTAAAGAAGATTCATCATTCAAAGATCGTTTACTTGAACGTGAAATGACATCGGCTGAGACTAAAAAAAAAGAAAAAATCGTAATGTCAATGAAGGACAAGACTGATTACTTTAAGAAGAAATATGGTACTCGTTGGAAAGAAGTAATGTATGCAACTGCAACTAAGCAGGCCATGGGTGAAGAAACTAAACCAGCAGTTGTAAAAACAAATAAACCAATTGGTACAAGAGTTGCAGATATTGGACCTGGTGGAAAAGAATATAATGTAAAGACAAACAAAGAGTGGGACAAACAAAAGAAGATGAAAGAGGCATTCGAATTACAAGAAAAGAATGAATCTCATACTCATGCTGCTCACTATGAAAATGAAAAAGGTGAGTGGACAGGAATGAATCTGTTTGTTGCAAAAGACGATGAAGATGCTATTCGTCAAGCACACCAAAAATGTAAAGATGGTTGCCGTTTGTCACGTGTAGAAAGACATACTCCAATCAAAGAAGATGTTGAACAAATTGATGAAGTATCAACCATTTCACATCAAGCATCAGCTGATTCGGACACTGCAACTGATATGTTACGTGGTCGTGTACAAGGTGTTGCAAAGTCAAATGATTTCAAATCTTTCAAAGTAAAGATTGAAGGTGATGGTATCAAGCGTCCTAATCCAGAAGATGATGAACCAAGTTTATCTTCTACACCTGCACGTGCTTCAAGAGTAACACATTCACCTGAAGTTGAAATTAAGCCGGGTGCAGTTGTTGGTGAAGGAAAGGATCCAATGATGGATGCTGGTGTTGGTTCACAACCAGACTTTGCTAAAGGTGAGAATACAACTTCAAGTCCTGTTTCTCGTGCAAAAGATATTGCAAAGAGAGCATTACATCGTGTTAAAACTGAGACTTTAGGAAAAATTGGGAATCAATAATGAAAAACAAAGCTAATTACATTAAAAAATTAGTTAAGGGCAAGGAGACATTTGGTACCAATCCAATGGATCCTTGGTCTACCAAAGCTGGTCTTGCTGAAAGTGCATTAGACAAGTATCTATTGTCTAGAGGTATTGATCCAAGATTTGTTAGTACAAATCAAAAGGTCGCACATTCTAAATCTACACAATTTCAGAAATGGATGCAAGATCGTAAGGTTGAAGAATATGTTCCAGAAGATGTTGGCCATATGGCAACTCAAAGTGCTGGTGGTAAAACAAAAGAGAGAGCTAGTTCTTTGACTAAGACGATTTCTGCCTATAAAGAAGTTAAGACACCACATGGACCAGGTTCTCGTCATGAATCTAAATCTCAAATGAGTCAATTAACTCCAGAAGAAACACAAACTCCACAAGAGAAATTTAAATCTGGTCTGAAGAAGTCTGGTTACGATCCTGATAAAGGTGCTAAACGTTTAACCGATTTAATTGCTAAACAAAAGAAAGACCGTGAAGAGCATGAGAAGAAATATGGTCATCTGTATGCAAAAGAAGAAACAGAGAAACTAAAAGTTGCACCAAACACATCAAAAGGCCAGACAAGTAATCCTTATAAGAAGGATAACAAATTAGTTTCTGCACCAATTAAAAAAGAAGAAGCTGAGATAGAAGAAGGCCTACTCGACTTCATGAAGAAGTCTAGTAAGAAACAAGATGCGATTCACTACATCAAAGTGAATAACGCATTAAAGACTACACCATCTGGTAAACACATTATGAAGTTCCCAGATAGAGAATCTGCTGAGAAACACGCTAACGAACATAAGAAGAAGAACCCAAGTCATACAGTCAAAGTAACAACAGACAAAGGTACTGAAGATCCAACTTGGCATGGTGGTACAAAGACACGTGCTTATTCTTATGGTATGAGAGAAGATAAGTATCAAGATCCGGCAGCACCAACACAAACAGTTGGTATGGAGATTGAGGATCGTATGTCAAAGTCAGCAAAAATGATTAAGTCCATCTATAAGAACAAAAAAATGGTCAAAGAAGATTTATATGACCATGAAAAAGAGGACAAATCAGTTGCAACATACGGAAAGAAACCAAAGTTTGAAAAAGCAGACAAAGATGACAGTACGGGTGAAAAGAAACCCTCTGCTGCAGCTGTAGTGTCTGGTGGTACCACATTGACGGGTCAAGGTAGAGATACTGTAGAAATAGACCCATCGATGAGAGTTCGTCCAGGTCAACCTGACCCTACCAAAAAAGACGAAAAGAAAAAAGAAGAAAAGAAGGAAGATAAGAAAGATAAATAGTAAACAAACCCTAGGTTTAAAGGAGAAAAAAATGCCATTATGGGGAAATAACGACAAAGCGAACAGTATTCCTTTGTTTCCAGAATTAAGAGAAGTTAGACCAGTTGCATCATTGGTTACAGCCAATGCGACAACAGCTGGTGTTACTACCATCAAATTTAATAAAGCAATTCCAGCTTCAGTTAATACTGGCCTGTATGTTTATTCTAACGATGCTAATAATTCAGTATCTCGTTTATTTAAAGATTTGACAATCGTTGACCAAAACGATATCGATTTCTATCGTTCAAACAATACAGTTGCTTCTGTTACTGACCGTGCAAACGGTGTTCTCACATTAGTAAATCCTACTATGGGAACATTGGCCAACGGTGCAACAGTTTGGTTTGGTACTGGTATTAATCACACAAATCAACCAGTATCTTTCAATGCAAATGACGTTATTCTAGTCACAACTACTCGTCTGGGAAATACCAAAGGTACACTGTATGGTGCAGGTTCTAATGTAGCCAATACTAAACTTGGTAATTTAAATACTGGTTGGAACAGAATCACTCGTAAGATCAACAATGACGGTACAGTTCGTTTCTTAAAAGAAACACTCGTTGCTCTTGCTAACCCAACTGCTGCAAATACTCAATCTGGTAATACATCTGCTAACGCAATCTTTGGCGGACTATAATGCTGGGTTTTCGTGAGTTTATCCTGGAAGGCGGGTACAATGTACCCGTCATTTCATTGTCTAAAGAGAAAATTGATTTATCAAAGGCCGATACACGCAATGAGATAAATCTAAATTTAACATTAGAACTATCAAGACAATGGATAAACCCATATAGTGCATGGTTGAGAATTAGTAAAGTATTATCAATGTATGGTATTACTTTACCGAGAGTAGTGTTTCAAGATGAAGAAGAAAGTGAAGAAGTTGTTGTCATCAACCAATTTGGTGGTGCTTTTGGTGCTGAATTAGATGGCACACAAACAACACCAAATCATTCAACAGAAGATGAATACTATCTATATTTTAATTATGGAATAGGTGAAGATGGTTTCTATGAAACATTTGCTGTTGTGGTCGATGAAGAAAGATTAAATGATTTGTTGGATGTAAAAGATGAAGATATTATTGAACCTGAAGGTGAGTTGGATCCGAGACAATAATGTTTGACGATCTTAATGATGACAACTTTGTGATATATGCGATGAAGTGTTACATTTCACCGTTGTGCATTATTTCAGAATTTGAAAGTGACCTTAAAAGAACCAAGTATCTTAAACGCTTGTTTCGCAGGTATAAGGTCACTAAGATTTTAAAAGAAAGATTAATACTCAATCATATTATCTTATTGAATAATGTTTTTGGTATAGAAGCAACATCAAGAATACTATTCTATAAGATAGATGAACGAGATTATGATATATTAAAAACATTCCTGGCTTATCTAAATATACTGCCAAATGAGGTAAGAGGAATAAAGGGTTACGATATTGATGTTACCAAAATTCCCATAGAAACTAATGTCGCAGCGATATTAAGGCAGATATGAAAACATTCAAACAATTTGTAAACGAAAAAGGTAGATGTTGGTCTGGTTATAAACCTGTACCAGGTAAAACTCCTTTTTCTCCAGGAAGTTGTAAAAAAGAAGATCACGTAAAAGAATTAGAAGATGGGTTGAAACAATTAGATAGTCACGACTATGATAGTATTGATAAGTTGATGACAAAAATATCTAAAAATCATGGCATAACAGGAAAAGATTTACATGATGATTTTAAATCTAAACACGGAAAAACTCCTGATGATTGGATTAATGAAGATTTACGCAAATGGTTTAAACAAGACTGGGTTCGTATGGATACCAAAGGCAATGTCAAAGGTCAATGTGCTAGGAATCCAGGTGAAGGAAAACCAAAATGTTTACCTAGATCAAAAGCAAATTCTTTAGGTAAAGAAGGTAGAGCGAAGGCCGCACGAAGAAAGCGCCGTGAAGATCCAAATCCAGAACGCCGTGGTAAAGCAATAAATGTTAGGACAAAATAAATGAAACCATTTAATAAATTCATAAACGAAATACAATCTCTACAAGAAAAAAATAAGCCAACACAACCTGAAAAATGGGCTCGTGCTAAGGCCGCAGCAAAATCAAAGTTTGCTGTCTATCCTTCTGCTTACGCTAATGCTTGGGCATCCAAAAAATACAAAGCGATGGGTGGTGGTTGGAGAAGTACCAAAGAAGAAGTTGAAGTTATTTGGGAAGCAAAAAAAGATGACGATGATGATATGCCGGATCATGAAGTAACAGTATTTGATTACGACACAAATTATTTTCATGTGTGTCCAACAGCAACAAAATTATACCACGACATTGAAGATAAGATTGAAGATGATGAGTATGATTTATTTGAGGGCATGGCCAAATTACAAGATTGTATCTTCTTCATCGAGAAACACTTGAAAGAGAAAAAAGGTTCACCAAAAGAAGATGACATGGGTTATCTTTTGATGGCACAAAATATCAAAGACCAATTAGACCGTATGTTATCAATGACATCTCCAGAGATGCGTATGGAACATGGTTATCTACAAGGCCATATCGAAACAATTAAAGAACTTCTTGATTGGGAAAATCGTAAAGAAGAACTAGATGAACAATATGAATGGTTAGAAGAATCTGCTGCATGGAAACGTAAAGAAGGAAAGAGTCCTACTGGTGGATTAAATGCAAAAGGTATTGCATCATATCGTAGAGAAAATCCCGGATCAAAATTAAAGAAAGCTGTTACTGGTAAAGTAAAACCAGGAAGTAAGGCTGCCAAGCGTAGAAAATCATTTTGTGCTCGTATGTCCGGTATGAAAGGACCTATGAAGAAACCAAATGGTAAACCAACAAGAAAAGCACTAGCATTACGTAAATGGAAATGCAGATGAAAACATTCAAAGAGTTCGTAACAGAAATGGCCGGTGGTGTTGCTGCAGCAGGTCCAACTAATGTAACAGGACCACAAAGTGCAACCGATCCAGTTAGTGCTACTGCTGTTAATATGAAGAAACGTAAAAAGAAATATCCTACATTCTTCAGAAAGGCACCCAAGTGATTGACTTTAGTGATATAGAAAAATTTGTTGAAGAAAGATTTGGTTTAGAAGTAACATCTTCAATAGTTTCAAATATAATGTTATTAAAAGTTAATGGTTTGGATAACAATAGTTTAGCTAAGTATATTGTACAGAATTTAGAAGGACTAAAAGTATCAGTATCAGAAAAAGAAGGTTACAAGTTCGGTAACAACGGCTGGATTAAAATAGAAAAAACTGGACAAGATAGTATATTACAACTGACAAGATAATATGTGGATACTTCATTTTTTACCTGATTGGATATTTCATGCAATAGTGTTACTTGGATTAGCAAGTGTCATTATTGGCCAATTTTCTTCTTGGTTACCACTTATTGGTAAATACTTGATACCAGTTAGACTACTCTCTGTTGCAATATTGTGTTTTGGTTTGTTTATGGAAGGTGCAAACTATAACAACAATGTATGGGAAGCCAGAGTAAAAGAATTAGAAGAAAAAGTTAAGATTTCTGAGGAAAAAAGTCAAAAAGTAAATACAGTAATCAAAACTAAATTAGTTGAAAAGATTAAGACAGTAAAAGAAATACAAGTTGTTACTAAAGATAGAATAGTACAACAAGAAAAGATTATTGATGCAAAGTGTGAAGTACCACCTGAAGCAATTAAAATATTAAATGATTCTGCAAAACTAAGAGCAACAGTTGATGTAGAACCGTTGAAGAAAGACTAAACAATGAAAAGATTATTAATTTGTTTGTTGTTAGCTGGATGTTCTACTACAGTACCAGTTAAAAGAAACTTTCCTAGTGTTCCTAAAGAATTAACTACACCATGTCCTGAACTGAAAGAAGTACCTGATGGTACAACTAAACTAAGTGATGTTTTACTTGTAGTTACAGAGAACTATGCTCAGTATCATGAATGTCGTTTGACTACAGAATCATGGATTGAGTGGTATACAGAACAGAAGAAAATATTTGAGGAAGTTAAATGAACTTAACATTAGCACAACTGAAACAATTGATACCAAATAATCCTTATGTCGATCATTGGTATCATGCATTGGAACAATTGTTGCCAGATTATGATATAGACACACCACATCGTATTGCTGCTTTCATTGCACAGTGCGCTCATGAATCAAACAACTTCACCGCAATACAAGAGAACTTAAACTATAAAGCCGCAAGTCTACGTGCTTTATTTAAAAAGTATTTTCCTACAGATGAACTTGCACAACAATATGCAAGTAAGGTAAACAAACAAGAAGCTATCGCTAATCGTATATACGCAAATCGTATGGGCAATGGTGATGAGGCCTCTGGTGACGGTTTCAAATACCGTGGTCGTGGTCTAATTCAATTGACCGGTAAATCAAACTACCAGAGTTTTGCTGATTCACTAGAAATCTCTCCAGAAGATGCAGCACAATATATGGCAACATTCGAAGGTGCAGCACAATCAGCCTGTTGGTTCTGGGAAACAAATAACTTGAATAAGTGGGCAGATGCTGGTGATATTGAAAAGATGACCAAGATTATCAATGGTGGTACTCTTGGTTTAGAAGAACGCAAAAAACATTACGAACAAGCATTAAGAGTTTTGGGAGTATAAGATGGCAAAAGTAGAAAAAAAAGAAGAAGATTGGATGACAAAGAAGTGGCGTCCTATGATGGCCATCATGTACATGATTTGTTGCATATGTGACTTTGCATTGTTCCCTATTATGTTTACGATTGTACAATTCTGGGAAACACAAGCTGCGAATGATGCCTTCAGACAGTGGGTACCAATCACACTACAAGGTGGTGGATTGTTCCACGTTGCAATGGGTGCTGTTCTTGGTGTATCTGCATTTGGTAGAACACAAGAAAAGATTGCTGGTGCTTCAAATACTTCAACAAGTGTCGATACACCTACCTTGTCATCGGCACCTCCAGCATTTACACCATCGCCTGCACCAGCACCAGTTGTTGCATCGGCACCGGCAATTACAACAGGGTTTGGTGGTAAGTTAGCACCACCACCTGCACCACAACCAGAAATTTAAGGAGATCATTATGAGAATGATTCTTGCATTAATCCTCGCTTCCGTCGTAATTACGACATACGCAGCTGAGGAGAAAAAAGTTTGCCATGATACAGTCAAAAAAGGAAAAACAGTTCAAGAGTGCAAAACCATCAAAGTCCACAAAAAACTTGACGGGACAGCAATACCAGAAAAGAAAAAATAAAATGTCTGATACACAAATACAAGTTGATGTTGGTGTACTGAAGCAGCAAGTCAGCACCCTTTGTATGTTATGTGACAAGATGGATAAAGTAATCGAGAAGTTGGTAGACCAACACGACAAACACTTAATAAAGGTTTATGCTACAATGGAAGATCGCCGATTAGAAACAGAGGCAGACATCAAAGAAATCCATGATAGGATAGACACGGTGCTTGACAAACTACAGATTTCTGAGTTAAGATTGATGGAAGAGCTTAAGGCCTTACGTAATGATATGCAAATACATAATAACAAAGAAAAAGAATCTTTGGATAAACTTCTGCAATGGAAGTGGATGATTGCCGGTGGGATAATTGCATTATCTTGGTTAGTTTCCCACATGGAATTTGTGGCAACATTATTTGGCAGATAATTAAATACTGCTTTACATACCACACATTGTTTGTTATAATGTTGTGATCTGAACTATTATATAATATCATGAGTGTCTATATTGATCGTAAATTCCTATTAATGGTATCACCGAAGTTACAAAGGTTTACTCAAAAGAAAACTGACCTTTATAACTTTCGGTGTCCACTTTGTGGAGATTCTGAAAAGAATAAAACCAAATCACGTGGGTATGTTTACCGTAAGAAAAACGACTATTTCTATATGTGCCACAACTGTGGTGCATCCACTACCTTTTATAATTTCCTTGATAAATTGGATTCACGCCTTGTCAAAGAGTATGCACTGGAAAGATTTAAAGATGGTGAGACTGGTAACAATAACTACAAGAAACCTACATTTGATGAATACAAGACAACACCAGTATTCAAGAAAACAAAATTTGAACTAGAATCAATCGATTCATTACCAGATGGCCATTATGCCAAAGATTACGTTAATGGTAGAAAGATTCCTGTTGAACACCACAAGAACCTATACTTTGCACCAGACTTTAAGAAGTTTGTAGAATCTCTTGGTATTGAGAAAGAGAATTTAAAAGAGGATGACCCTCGATTGATTCTTCCATTCTACAATCAAGACAAAGAACTTATTGCCATTCAGGGTAGAGCTCTTGGTGAATCCAAGATGCGGTATATCACTGTAAAACTACATGCTGACGGCCACAAAGTCTTTGGACTTGATAGGATAGACCCGGAGAAGATGATCTATGTGGTGGAAGGTCCTATTGACTCCTTATTTCTAGAAAATGCGGTGGCCACTGCCGATTCTAACTTGGAATCAATTACCAAGATATATGATAAGACAAAGGTCACATTGGTATATGACAATGAACCACGCAATAAAGAATTGGTGAAAATTATTGATAAATCAATTGAAAATCATTTCAATGTAGTAATATGGCCAGAAATGATTGATTCTAAAGACATTAATGAGATGGTACTGGATGGGTTCTCACCAGATGAAATCCAAGACATCATAAGTAACCATACATTTGTGAATCTGAGAGCTAAAGCGGAGTTTGTGAATTGGAAGAAAATATAATTGCATGGGTGAAAAGATTATCTCAGAAAAGAGATGAACTTGGTGGCTTCTCAATATGTCCATTTGCCAAGAAAGCCTTAGAAGATAAAAAGGTATTTTGGTCATATATTGGTTATGAGGTAGAAGATTACATATCTCGGTATATGGAAGCTAACACGGAAGATTATGAGGTAATCATATTCTTTAATGTTACAAAGAACTTGACAAATCAAGATTGTATTGATATAATTGGCCGGTTAAACAAAAGTTTTTCGGATATAATCTTTCTAAAAGATCATCCTAGTGAACCCGGTTTTATCAATGGTGTTAGTACAGGCAATGAAGAATATCCAATAATTCTGGCGCAACCAAAAGGTAAATTAATGGTTGCCAGAAATACTTTGAAGAAAACAAAGTATTATGATTATTGGGAAGATGAATATAAAAAAGAGATATGGAGTTATGGTGATGAAAGTAGAATTGATTAATTATTCGCAAAGTCCTGATGGTAAGAATTTGCTTGAACAAGTGGCCTATGCTGCAAGAGTATCAAATCCCGCAAACCAAAATAATAGTGATACCGCTGAAAAGTTGGTAAGATATCTTATCAATAATCAACATTGGTCTCCACTAGAAATGGTTTCAGTCTGTTTAGAAATTAATACAACTAGAGATATAGCCAGACAAATACTCAGGCATCGTTCCTTTTCCTTTCAGGAATTTAGTCAACGATATGCAGAAGTAAATACAGAGTTTGAATTACGTGAAGCAAGATTACAAGATAATAAAAATAGACAAAATAGTGTAGAAACAGATAATGAAAATTTACACGATCAATGGGCATATGCTCAAGCAGCAGTAGAAGAACAAGTGAAAAAGGCCTATGAGTGGGCTATTAATAATGGTATTGCAAAAGAGCAAGCAAGAGCAGTATTACCTGAGGGTATGACAAAATCTAAAATGTATATGAATGGAACTCTGCGGTCATGGGTTCACTATATACAACTCAGGTCGGCAAACGGTACACAAAAGGAACATCGTGAAGTAGCTTTGGCGTGTGTAGATGCAATTGAACCAATCTTCCCGATGATTAGAGAATTCATTTCAGAATAATAAAAAGGTAACCATGGAATACTTAGGCATTAATATAGATTTAGAAAGAGATAAATTATTCGATGAACTCGGAATCAAAAGACTTAAAGAATCATATATGCGAGAAGATGAAGAATCTCCTCAACAGCGTTTCGCTTTTGTTTCTAGGTCTTTTGCTAGTAACGATGCTCACGCACAAAGATTATACGATTATTCCAGTAAGCACTGGTTATCTTATTCTACTCCCATTCTCAGCTTTGGTCGGTCTAAGCGTGGGATGCCTATTTCTTGTTTTCTTAACTATATTGAAGATACTGCGGAAGGACTAGTTGATAATCTCTCTGAAACAAATTGGCTTAGTATGCTTGGTGGCGGTGTTGGTATTGGATTTGGCATTCGTTCTGCTGATGACAAATCTACTGGTGTTATGCCGCACCTCAAAATATATGATGCTTCGTCATTGGCTTATCGACAAGGGAGAACACGCCGTGGAAGTTATGCTGCTTATCTCGACATTAGCCACCCTGATATTATTTCTTTCTTAGAGATGCGTAAACCAACAGGTGACCCTAATGTACGTTGCCTGAATTTACATCACGGTATTAATATCACTGATGACTTCATGAAACTAATTGAGAACTGCATGGTTGATCCTGAAGCTAGTGATGAATGGAAGTTAGTTGATCCAAAATCTGGTGAGATAAGAGAAACTGTATCAGCAAGACATTTATGGCAACAAATTCTAGAACTACGTATGCATACAGGTGAACCATACATTCACTTCATCGATACAAGTAATAGAATGTTGCCTGAGTGGTTAAAAGAAAAAGGATTGAAAGTACATCAATCTAATTTATGTTCTGAAATTATATTACCAACTAATGAACAAAGAACGGCCGTCTGTTGCCTTTCTTCTTTGAATTTGGAGACCTATGATGAATGGAAAGATGAACCTCTCTTTCTCAGAGATGTTGCTGAGATGCTTGATAATGTCTTGCAGTATTTTATCGATAATGCACCTGACACAATTGCCAGAGCAAAGTATTCTGCTGAGCGTGAGCGTAGCATTGGGGTTGGCGCTCTCGGCTTTCATGCTTACTTACAACGCAACGGCATTGCTTTCGAAGGTGTTATGGCAAAGGTCGCAAACAATCGTATCTTTAAACACATAAGACAAGGCCTCGATGATGCAAACCTACAACTTGGGAGTGAACGTGGGGAAGCTCCAGATGCTGCTGGTACTGGAAGACGTTTCTCTCATGTTATGGCTATTGCTCCTAATGCTTCAAGTTCCATTATTATGGGTAATACTAGCCCTTCTGTTGAACCTTATCGTGCTAATGCATACAGACAAGATACTTTGTCAGGTGCTCACCTCAACAAGAACAAATGGTTAGAGGCATTATTTAAATCCAAAAATATTGTTGAAGAACAACTTGCAGACATATGGTCGTCCATTATCGCCAATGATGGTTCGGTTCAACATTTAGATATACTTGATGAGAATGAGAAGGCCATCTTCAAGACATCAATGGAGATCGACCAACGATGGGTGATTGACTTGGCAGCAGATAGACAGAACTATATTGACCAAGCACAATCATTAAATCTATTCTTTAGACCTGATGCACATATCAAGTATATACATGCTATTCATTTCATGGCATGGAAGAAAGGTTTGAAAACATTATACTATTGCCGTTCAGAGAAAATCGGTAAGGCCGATAAAGTATCAAAACGTATTGAAAGACAAGTTATTAAGGAGTTAGACATGTTAGAAATTGCACAAGGTAATGATTGTATTGCGTGTGAGGGTTAGCTAAATGAAACGTAAGATAGCTCTCTTTTTGCATCACCCAAGATGTTCCATCCAATGTGGTAATGGTATAATCGAAGCTTTATCTGACGAGTACACATTTAAGATATTCACCAAACATGAAGTGGAAAAAGATTTCTTTGATGATGTTGATTTGGTTGCATTTCCTGGTGGTGAAGGTGATTCAGAATCATGGCATCACTTATTCAATAACAATGGAACAAAGATATATGATTTTCTGAATAATGGTGGTAAGTATCTTGGTATCTGTATGGGTGCTTATTGGGCAGGATCACATTACTTTAATATCTTAAATGATGTTGATGCAGTACAATACATAACAAGACCGAATACCTGTACGAGACGACCACATGCTAAGGCCTTACCAATAACATGGAAAGGTGAAGAACACAAAATGTTTTTCTTTGATGGTTGTGCCTTAGCTGGTGATGAAAGTAAATTTAAAACTATTGCAAGATATTCAAATGGTGATCCAATGGCTATAATACAGAATAACATTGGTATTATAGGATGTCATCCAGAAAGTACACCTATTTGGTACACATATCACAGTTGGATGAAGAATCATTATCATGGTGGTGTACAACATAAATTATTATTAGATTTCGTTAATGAGTTGATGGAGAATTGAAATGATCGGTGAAATGTTCCTATATGGTTTCGTAAGTGCTTTCGGTTGGTGGAGTGCTAACCATTATGTTATTGAACCACATTTTCCTCCATCTATAGAACAAAAAGTAGAAGTTAAAAAAGAAGATAAAAAGAAAGAAGAAAAAAAGGAAGAAGAAAAACATGATTAAAAAAGCAGTTAACACAAATTTAACAGACGAACGAACTCACTTCAAACCATTCAACTATCCTTGGGCTTATGATGCCTGGTTAAAACATGAACAATCACATTGGTTACACACTGAAGTCCCTATGCTTGAAGATGTTAAAGATTGGAAGAAAAAGCTTACGGAGAATGAAAAGAATTTCCTTACTCATATATTCCGATTCTTTACTCAGGGTGACATTGATGTTGCAGGTGGGTATGTTAATAATTATCTACCTCATTTCCCGCAACCTGAAGTAAGAATGATGTTACTTGGTTTCTCAGCAAGAGAGGCCTTACATATTGCAGCATATTCACATTTGATTGAAACACTTGGTCTACCAGAAACTACATACAATCAGTTTATGGAATACGCAGAGATGCGTGAGAAGCATGACTATGTAACAGACATCAGTTCAAATGGTGCTGATGCAGCATCTACTGCTACACAGATTGCTGTATTCTCCGCATTTACTGAAGGTATGCAACTATTCAGTTCCTTCATTATGTTATTAAACTTCCCACGCATGGGTAAGATGAAAGGTATGGGTCAGATTGTTACTTGGTCTATTGTTGATGAAACACAACACGCAGAGTCAATGATTAAATTATTCCGAACCTATATAGAAGAAAACAAAGAGATATGGAACGATGAACTTAAAGGACGAATTTATAGTATCGCTGAAAGAATGGTGGAGCTTGAGGACAAATTTATTGATCTCTCCTTTTCTATGGGCGGTATTGACGGTCTCTCTAGCGAAGATGTTAAACGATATATCCGTTATATTGCCGACCGTAGGCTTATATCTCTTGGTCTTAAAGGTATATTCAAGGTAAAGAAGAATCCTTTGCCATGGGTAGAAGAAATGATTAACGCACCAACTCACACCAACTTCTTTGAGAATCGTGCTACTGATTATGCTAAAGGTGCATTAAGTGGTGATTGGGGTGATGTTTGGGCTAACTAAAGGAAAACAATGACAAACAAAATAATAAGTGGAGAATGTCATAACTGCGAATCATCATATCATATCGAATTCATGGAGGAACTAGTGTCACAAGAATTACCTGAACATTGTCCATTCTGTGGTGAAATCATCGAAGAATTGTCGGAAGCCTATATAGAGGATGAAGATGATTTGGACGATGATGATAAATGGGATTAAGTTGGCAATATAATAGAAAAGACTTTACTGAAGATTTGATTGGTGATAACTACGGATTCGTTTATCAGATTACCAATCTAGCGAATAACAAAAAATACATAGGTAAGAAATTTTTTTATTCTACCAAAACCAAGCAAATCAAAGGTAAAAAGAAAAAAGTGAAAGTACCAAGTGATTGGCAAACTTACTATGGGAGTAGTGACACATTGAAGCAAGATGTGTTACAATACGGCCTAGAGAACTTTAAAAGAGAGATTATACACCTTTGCAAGTCAAAGGGAGAATGTGGATATCTCGAAGCTAAAGAACAGTTTACTAACAACGTACTAGAGAGTGATGATTATTACAACACGTGGATAATGGTACGTGTTAGAAAATCTCACATTAAGGATTATAATGCTAGAAATGTTCCATGATATACAAAGCGAAGATTATGATTGTCTTACATTCTTTCCTGATTATGAAGAAAAGGCCTTAAAAATAGAAGGTCAGTTATATAAGAATCCTGGTGAAAAAATACCAGGAAGTATAATGGGTGATTGGTGGCATGTTATCCTTTTTAAAGAGGGTGGAGAATCATTTACTAACTTAGATAATTTTGATGCAATACTCTCCGAACCCCTCGAATATATCTCTCAATTAATACCACAAGGCTGGTATGGCATGGTTGCAAAAAAGACAACTACCTCTGAAAAATTCATCCAAAAAACGCTTGACATTTTAAATAAAAGCCTGTAATATAGACGGACTGAAACTATTGAAAGTTTGTTATGATTCTCGTTGACTTAAACCAAGTATTACTTTCTGGTATAATGGCACAAATTGCCGGACAGAAAGGTGTCAAGATTGAAGAAGGTTTGGTACGTCATATGGTATTGAACATTATACGTACCCACATGAAAACCTTCCGCAAGGAATATGGTGAAGTTGTACTATGTTGTGATAACCGTAAATACTGGCGTAAAGAATATTTTCCTTTCTACAAAGCAGGTCGTAAGAAATCACGTGAAAAGTCTGATTTAGATTGGCACTTGATTTTTGACATTCTAGCTAAAATGAAAGTTGAACTAAAAGAAAACTTCCCCTATAAAGTAATTGATGTTGAAGGTGCTGAGGCCGATGATGTTATTGGTACTTTAGTTCCTCGTCACATCATGCATGAAGATATTGTAATTATTTCCAGTGATGGTGACTTTTTACAATTACAACAATATAATGGCCATAGCAAGTACACAGTTAAGCAATATAACCCTGCACAGAAGAAATTTGTCAAATCAGATAATCCATTGGCTGAACTAAATGAAAAGATTATTCGTGGTGACAAAGGTGATGGTATACCAAATATCTTCTCACCATCAGATTGTTTTGTCCGTGACCTAAGACAAAAACCTATTACTAAAGGTGTAATGGATAAATTGTTGAAAGAGAACATGGATAAATGGTCAAGTGAAGCACAAACTGGTTTTTCACGTAATCAAATATTGATTGACCTTAAAAATATTCCACTAGAGATAAAAGAGAAAATCATAAATACTTATGAAGAAGCAAAGCCTGCACCAAAGAGTAAACTCCTAACCTATTTTATTGAGTATAAACTAAAAAATCTGATGGACGTAATTGAGGAATTTTAATGAAAAATATGTATGAAGTATTTGATGAGTTTGAAGAAGCTTCATCAAAGATTGAAAAAATGAAGGTTATAGAAAAGAACCTTTCCAAAACGTTGTATCAGGTATTACTATTAACTTACCATCCGAATTATCAATGGAAAGTAAAAGAAATGCCTGAGAACTACAGAATACCAGATGTGTCAATTGCTGGTATGTCATATTGCCAATTAGGCACAGAATTACGAAAGCTCTATTTGTTTCAAGAAGGACATCCTTCCTCTGCAAACATAACTCCAAGAAAACAAACCGAATTACTAATACAATTACTCGAATCACTAGAACCTCGTGAAGCTGAAGTTATTATTGGGATTTTCAGGAAAGATCAGTGTGTGAGTGGACTAACATATCAATTTGTTAAAGAGGCCTTTCCAACTATGTTACCATGACAAAAAAAGAAAAAATAATAGTAACTTGTTCTGAGTTTGATCCGTTTACTGCTGATGATTTGAAATTCCTACAAAAGTGCAAATCCAAAGGAGATTGGCTTATTGTAGGAATACACACAGATTGGTGGTTACAATGGTGTCGTGGTTCAATCGGTGAGAATTATAACACCCGAAGGGAAATTGTAAGTAGTGTAAAATTCGTAGATGAGATATTATCGTTTGGTGACTTGGATGGAACTGTTTGTCAGTTGTTAAAAATTGTCAAGATTTGTTATCCTGGTGCTGATATAACTTATGTCAGTAATACAGATATGCAAAATATGCCGGAAGCTAAAATAAAAGGCATTAAATTCGAAACAATGGAATAGGAGAAGGTTGTGTCAAAAACTGTAGGAAAATTTCGTAAGCAAAAAGATTACCAGAATGATGATTATTACGAAAAAGGTTACGAAAAGGCCAAAAAGCGTAGTAAAAATGAAAGAAACGAATTAAAAAAAATGAAATATTATCAAAATGATGATGATTTCAATATTGACAACTTAGTAAGAAGATAACTGTTGTTTTTATACAACAGGTCTGCTTGACAAAGTAGGTGGTTCCTGTATAATCATAATTCTTGACTGGGGATTCTATATGATTATACATACACATTTCAAAAAATCTAAGCCAAAACTCAAGCCAAAAGCTGAGCGTGAAGAATACCAAGCGTGGTTGAATAAACATTCTTCCGGCGTGAAGGTAAAGGCGTCCAAGTTTAAACCTCTCAAAGGTTACCATCTGGCCATTCCTGACGACCGAAACCCACGGAAGTACGCATCCTTGGACAGTGGTGTCGGAAATGCAACAAAACCTCAACCAAAACAATACACCGGCGATAAAATTGTCGGAATTGCAACTATGCACAAATCTAATGCTGTGCCGGTTTTCAATTCTGAGCAGGCCGTAGAAATTTCCAGTATGCGGAGATAATAAAAATGAAGAAAAATACAAAAAATCTCAAATTTACTGTAAATTTAGCTCGTCCACATTGTCGGACACCGATAAAACCGGTAATTCGACACAAAAATGACGCTGAATTTTCAAGAAAAGTCAAATATAAGCAAGATTTTGCAAAAAACCTAACTTTGGAGTATTAAAATGATAGATTCCGGCAAAAAATACAATGATGAGTTATCAGAATTAGAAGAATTATTGCAGGAAGTCACCGAAGAAAATGCGGAAGACTTCCTGACATTCATAGAATTGCTCGATGGAGCAAAAAAAGCAGGAAACCTAGTAGTAGATACATCAACTTTTTATCATTAAACGAAGGAAATACAAAATGAGTGAAGCCGTACAGATTCCAGAACAAGAACTTGATCCTATGAGCCATTTAGAAATGATTATCAGGGGGTGGGTAGCAAAAAGTAATTATCAAAATGACATGGAATGGTATCAAAAACTAAAGGAACAGTACGAGTAAAAGTGTTGTATGGAAACAACTACCATTTTACGATTTCACTTGACGGTATACGATTTTTGTGAGATAATACGTATTCTTAATTCATGAGGCATTCAAAATGCAATTAGCTGAAACTAAATCAATTCTTGCAAAACTAATGGCAACAGAAAATCTGGTTGTTGAACAGCGTAATGTTCAAACGGCCTCCTTTGATGTTAAAAATCGTGTATTGATATTACCTATTCTCGACAGAAATTTATCACCAGAATTATACGACCTTTTTGTTGGTCATGAAGTTGGCCATGCTTTGTACACACCGCTTGAAGGTATGCAAAAAGCAAAACAAGAAAAAATCAATATGAGTATTGTGAATGTTGTAGAAGATTCCCGTATTGAACGTAAAGTAAAAGACAATTATCCAGGTCTACGTGTATCTTTCCTCAAAGGTTACAAAGAACTAATCGAAAAAGATTTCTTTGAAACCAAAGGTGCAAACATCAATGAGTACAATCTGATTGACCGTATCAATTTGCATTGCAAAGGTGGTGCTAGTCAAATGATTCGTTTTTCTCCTGAAGAGCGTGTTCTACTAAATGAGGTAGAAACTACCGATACGTATGATGAAGTTATTGAAGTTTCCAAAAAACTTGAAGCTTTGATGCGTGAACAGGAAAAAGAAAAACAAAAAGAACGTGCTAAGGATGGTTTACCAGAGGAAGAAGAACAAGATGATGATGGTGAATTTGGTGATTCATTTGATGAAGATGAAGATGGCCAATATCAAAATTCTAGTCAATCTGGTTCTTCTGGTGATGAAGAAAGTGAAGATGAATCATCTAAAGGTACCGATGATGATGACACCAGTGATGACGGTGAAACATCTAAAAAAGACCAAGTAAAAGGCCGTGGTGTTTATGATGATGAGAAAAAAATCGAGGACAAATTAAAATCATTTACCGATGAGGCATTCAAACGTAATGAGAAGAAATTAGTCTCCGATGAAAGTCGTGGTTACATTTACACAAATGTTCCTAAAGTCGATTTAGATTCTGCTATCGTAGACCACAAGCAATTGTATGCCATGTACAAATCATCTGACGGTCAATACGACAGAGCTGAATTCATGAAAATTCGTAATGAGACCAATAAGGTTGTTTCTTATCTGGCCAAAGAATTTGAATTGCGTAAAAACGCTGACCAATTGAAACGTGCTTCAGTATCTAAAACTGGCGATTTGAATCTGAATAAGATTTTCTCATATCAGTTCAGTGAAGATATATTTAAAAAGGTCACCGTTGTTCCTGGTGGTAAATCACACGGTCTGGTGATGTTCATTGACTGGTCTGGTTCTATGCATAACCACATCAACAATACCATGAAACAATTATTCTCATTGGTAATGTTTTGTAAGAAAGTTGGCATTCCTTATGAAGTGTATGCTTTTGCAACTTCACAAGTAAATCAACTGAAGCAGGAATTCAAAGAATCTAATTTGTACCTAGGTCAGTTCCAGTTGTTTAACATTTTCTCAAGTAGAATGACGGCTGCTGAATTTACTAATGCAGGTGCGGCCATGACATTCTTAGGCAAACATCCTGCTTATTCACCAGACTGGTTCTCGATG